GATCGTGGGATTGGAGGTTAGATCGGGGGCTGAAATGGGGCAGATCTTGACCGTCTGAACGGTACATGAATACCGCTCAGAAGTGTCTCAATAAGTGTCTCAAAAAGGGGTGGGGGTCAGTCTGTCTCACGACGTGTGAGACACACCACGCCCTCCCAGACGTCCACGAAAATTTTCACCCCAAAAACGTAAAAAGTTCCCCCACCCCACACCATCTAACTCTTGTTCTAGTTAACCCCCACCCCAGCTTAAGCTGACGCCAACACGTCTTATTCCCCTCCCGTCCCCGTTCCAGCTTACGCTGTCAACTTCAAGCTAACCCTCTCCACAACAACGTTTACTCTCCCCAGAAGCTTACCTTCCCAAAAAGTTACCTTTTCCCCCAGCTTACCTGCGTAACGTCCTGCCTGAAAAAATTCCCCAGAAAACCGAGCGATTCCTTCCTTGACAGGAGTTAGCTAACTGCGGTACAAAGGACACCATGAACAAACGAAACGACCACAGCACGACGGCCCAACCAGCAACCACTGGCGGTGACGGCGCTACGATCGAAGAGGGAGCGCGCACGATGAAGACACCGGACCACCTGGTAAAGAAGGCACCGTCGACAACGAACTACGAACCGCCGCCCGTGAAGCTGCCGTCTGTGACGGAACAGTTCGCCGCGCTGTTCCCCGAGGCGCACGCCTGGCTTTGTGAAGTGGACGGCGTTGCAAACGTGGACTGGTCGAAATCGCCTAACGGCGATTCGCCCAAGGTCCGCGGTGAACGGCCGACGTTTTCGTTTGACGGGCGCCCCAGTGACCGGCAGAGAGAACGGTGCTCTGGAGACCCTGGGAAGGGGATTACGCTGGCTGAAAAGTTGGCGGGGGAAGGAAAAGGTTGGGGCGGGAATAGCGAAACGTTGGACCAGTTGCGGTTTATCGAAGGGTTGGTGCGGATTTCGCTGATGACGGGCGACTGGGGCCGTGGAAGCGGATGGCGGAACGATCGGCCAGAAGAGCAAGGGTGGCGGTTGCCGGCGGTTTACTTGCTAGCATTAACGAATGACGAAACGGCAGCGGGTATTTTGAACGTGGAGGTCGGCGCCTTGACGTCGTTGCGCGGGCGGTTTGCAATTCCGCTTGTTGTGGGATTGGACCGGAACGGCGTGTTGGCTTTGCTGAGTAGTACGTTGGACGGCGAAGACGGCGACCAGTACGAATTCGCGGGGATGGTGGTTTTGCGGATGGCGGATTTGTGGGCGAGCGGGAATTCGATCGGAAAAATTTTGTTTTCTGAAAGTTTGCAAGCCGCAAACTTTTCGGAATTGCTTCGGGAATGGTTGCGGATGACGAAGCCGATGGTGGGCACGCCGGAATTCGAGACCGAATTTAACATATTGTGGAACGACACATCGGCGGCTTTGGGTGAAGCCGTGGAGGAAACGGAATGATGTTCGATCAAGAAATCGCCGAACACATTCGACGACGTGAAGCATTGCAGATTATTCCGATAGTGGCGGCCGACCTCGAGTTCGCGCGTTATGGGGCGTACCGCGAGACGCGGAAGGTGTTCGAGGCGCGGATGTTTCGGGAAATGGGTATTCCGGCGCGATATTTAGATCCGGACTTCGTTGACAACAAGAGCGAGGAATCATGAGCTACACGCAGTCCGAGAAGATCAAACGAACGACCGAAGCGCTGATTACTTTGAAGACGTTTGTTGAAGACGGGCGGTTGTCGCCCAACGAAATCGTGGAGTCGCTGAACACGCGGTTGATGGTGCTGGAATCGAATCCGGCCGAATCAGAAGCGTCGAAGGTGGTGCGGCAAATGCACCATCGAGCTGAAAACATTCGAGCCATACACGGGTTCGTTGCTAACGTGTTGGATTGTTGGGCCGACAAGCTCGAGGACGCGTTGGAGGAGAAGTAGATGGAAGACGTACAGCTAGTTCAAGAAGGCGATATCATCACGAGCGAAGGGTTCGTACTGGGGGAGTATGCGTCGAAATCCGTTGAGTACGTGACAGACGCTGGCCTCAAGGTTCGCGACATGGTAGCGGACGCGGAAAAAGCCCATTACGGTGGGGTTGGCGTATAAAAGTCATATGGTTTGCTTCCGTCACGCAGAAACGGTCGACGGGTTCAGTCGGGACGTTGAGCACGAATTGGACGTGGACGCCACCGACGAAAGCCGCGGAACCGCCAGGTTCAGAGTGATCGCCGTTGAGATGTGCGGCGGTGGTACCGGACACGGCGACCACGACGTGTACCCATCCGGATGGCGCGTGACAGCCGTTCGGGTAGCCGATAAACACGAGATTATCGAGTTTTACCAGACCGGCTGTTTCAACTGCATGGTGAAGGAACCCGAGATCCTGGGGAACGTTATGGACAAAACCGGGGCTGGGTTCGAGGTCGGACTGAAGTTGAACGCCGATTACATCAAGTACCTGCGACTCAAGAAGAAGTACGAAGGAGGGTTTGATCGATGAAGGTTTACATCGCCTATTCCAAACGCCGTTACGACGAACAAACAGAGTTCTTGGGCGTGTTCAAGAAACGAATCGGGGCTGCGATAGTCGTGACCACCTCTTTCTTGACTGAAATCGGCGAAGACGAACTGTCGGATAGTTGGTACGACGAACTGGATTATCTTGACATCGAATTCAACACGTTTGAAGGGGCGCGGTTCGTCGTGAGTTACGACAACATCGAAAACGGCGGCGGCGCGTGGATTAAGGAGATGGCGCTGCAATGAGAAATACTTTCAATAAGCTCATCTTCCTTGACGTAGACGGCGTGCTGAATAGTCTCATCTGGATGGAGCGGATGAACGACGCGGGGAAGAATAAGGATGGGTTCTTCTTCGAAAACGTAGACGTAGAAGCGGTTGCGCGGCTTAATCGGATTGTTGAGGCCACCGGAGCGGCCGTTGTCGTATCGTCGACTTGGCGAATTGGCCGCTCAGCTAAAGAGTTGCAGGCGCTGTTGGACGCCCATGGGTTCGTGGGCAACGTGATTGGTAAAACGGGCAACGGGCACGATGGTGTGCGCGGATTTCAGATTCAATAGTGGTTGAAGGACGTAGGACTTACTGAGGCGACGTACATCGCCATCGACGATGATTCCATGGACATGGACGCTATCGGTGATTGTTTGGTCAAGACGACCGGATACGAGGGCCTGATGGACGAACAGGTGGTGGAAGCCATCGAGAAGTTGGGTGTTTCATGAAACCGGAGAAGCCGACGTTAGAGTCTCACGAGGAGTGTCGGTGGTACGTACCGCCGGAGCCGTTTGAAGAATTACCGAGTGTCATGAAGTCGTCCAAGTGCACCGCTCATCCGCCGCAGGTGTTTGCGCGCAAAGGCTTCGCGGGCTCGGAATGGCAAGATAATGGAAGGTTTCCGCCGTGTTTTGAGGCGTGTGGCGAATGGGAACCGGTCGACAAGGTTTCGCAAAGGGGTAACGAGATGAAGAATGAAGACTGGGTAGCTCGGATTGTGGCTGGCGCGGCGTTAGTTATTGCTGTTCTCGCGGGGGCCTACGCCTACGAAACCTACCAGATAGTGGGTGAAATCAGAGATATTTTGGTCGAAACGGCCAAAAGTGACGCCGTTCAGCTCGGTAAAGAGGTGCTCGACGGTCTATTTGGGAGCGAATGACATGCTGGATTTAACCGAATTGAAGTTCGACCTTAGAAACCAGGATATTGAGCCAACTTGGAACCGTGAGCGGTTTGACGGTTATCCGTGCCATACCGACGCTTGTCCTTCTTATGACGGGAAGCGTTGCAAGGTTATTGGCGTACTGACTGAACGCACTTGTGAACCGGCGGTCCGGGCGATGTTTGAGCGGATCGATGAGTATAGACGTTCGAAAGACCGCCAAGGAGGTGAATGATGGACGAAATAACTAGAAATTTGGCGATCACGCTCTACAAGAAGGGTTGTAATTTCAAGCGTTGCGATTTCGCTTACGGTTTTGTCGCACCTGACAAAAGGGAAGCGTTGAGGTTGGCGCAACAAAAGTTAGACGAAGCGCAGAAAACTTTTGATGAGGTTTGCGAGGGTATCGGTCTTCGTCATGCGATTGATTCCATCATGCCGGGATGGGTCGACATCGACGTTTCGGACTACTTACCGAAAGAGAAGTGGAGCGCCTACCTGGCTTCGACCAAGGAAGAGTGGATTGAGTGGTTGGTAGACAATGGTATTGAAGAAACAGTGGCGATTGAACTGGTTAACGAACAGTGGCTGAAAGAATCATGAAAAACGTAAAAATTAGCGTTGGCGTTGAAGACAAACATGTGAATGGTTTTCGGCCATATCTCGACGCTTCATTCGGTCACGACGCCGTACTCATCCGGTTGTCTTGCGGGTCCGAGATAACCATTGAAGAGCAGGTGCTGCGTGAAGATCCGCCATACGACATGGAGCTTTGCGAGTTGGCTGAAAAAGTCAAGAAGCGCTTTCCGCGCCAGCGCGTGGTTGTTGTCGAAGGCGGCGTTTTATCACAAGAATCTTTAGATGAGATTCGCGCGTGGGCTGCGAACCCGACGGCGGGTAAGGTCTTCGTTCTCGACGGTGACGCTAGAATACGTGTTGAGTATTGCGACGAGGAATAACTAATGGAACGAGTACCCGGAGTGTATTAATGCCCAAGATGACACTGGTGTTCGATGAGGACGAGATCGTCAAACTTATTGAGAAGGATATCCAGAAGCAGGGTTATGAGCTAATCACAGCTGCTGAGGTGAGGGTTAGCATGGAATCGGTTGGTATTGGACAAAACGAGCACTTGGAACCCTGTTTCAAGGGCGTGTACGTTGACGTCAAGAAAGGTGAATTAGGCTAATGAGAGCAATGATCGTAGGTGGCGAAGAGAGATACGCATTCGGCATCACGGCGAAAAACCTACTCACACTTGGTATTGAGGTCAAAGAACACACGGCCTCGAAGGGTAAATTCAAGCCGATCAACGGCCCGAAAGGTTGCGACATCATCATCGTGATGGCGGACGTGTGCGATCACAGAGGAATCAACGCCGCCCGCGCTGTCGCTAAGGAAGCCGAGATACCCGTTGTCGTCACGCACAGGAAGTGGGCGACCATGAAGAGGGACGTCGGCGAAGTGGTTCAGCACGTGGGTATCAAGGCTATCCAGAACGCCAAGAAGCAGCGGGTTATTAACGCGAAAAACGCCAGGGAAGAAGAGCAGGCGGAGTTGGACGCCAAAGGGTTGGCGGTGGCTAACCGCGCAGCTGTGAAGGCCAATGGCGATGCGCAGAAGTCTGCGATTCAACAGGTGACCGACGCGACGCTTCTCATTCTCGAAGAACGACCGGAACTCGTCTTGCAACCAGACGTGTTGATCGAACGCGTTACGGGTCTTTGTGGCGATGAAGGGAAATCGGTTTTCGACGTCAAGAATCTCGTTCGCGTAGAAGCTCGTAAAATCCAGAAGGCGTGGTTTGAAGATGGCGCAAAGTGCGCGCCGTACGGCGAGCCTTATGAACGCTTGAAGGCGCTCCATGCAATTCAGCATCAGTGGTTAAACCGTTGGACTCAAGACGCTGCTAGTAAGAAGGGTAAAGTCCCAACAATCGTTGAGATCCAAAAAGCCGCGAAGGCAATCTTTGGTCGTGGGATAGCGTCGCGACGTTTAAAAACACAAAACAAAGAATTGAGGAAAAAGATGGACGCCAAAATGGAGGACGTGTGGCCGAAAGCGTCGAAAAAACTAGAGGAGAAATCACCTACCCCGCCGAAGCGGAAGAAGAAGCCGCGGCGTAAGCAGGTAGTTAGCAAGAAGGTGATACAAAAAACACGACAAGTCCTTACGGCATACTTCGCGGCGGCTAAGGCTGTTGGTGTCATCAATTATTCGGATATGGATCGTGAAACCGGGAATCATATCGGCAGAGCGGCTAAGTGGGCTCATAAGTTGGAAGAAGGAACGGCAGAATATCTGAAAGACGCGAGTTTGGAGGCGATTTTACGAACGACCGCACGGTGGAAGAAGGAGACGCGTGAGCGCCAAGAAGAAACCGCGCCTATTGCCGCTCCGCCTAAACCCCTGAAGCCGCGGGCTCGGATGGTAACGGAAGGAGCGACGAAGCCAAGCTCGGTCTCTACCGACGTCAAGATTGCCTTCGTGAGCGGCCTCACCGATAAGGACGTCGAGATGTTCAAGGCGGCGGAACAACTTCGCGCGCTTGGCGTACCCGTTCCATTGCAAATTGAAGAGTACTTCGGCGGTACGGTTCCGAAAGAGGAACCGAAGGTGAGCGTGATTCCGAAAACCGTCGAGTTCGATGACGTGTCGCCTGGCGTGGATGTACACATTCCCGTCGGGACGTACGCGATTCGATTCTACAAGCCGGAATAGTGGTAACCGATATACGGAAGTGGGTGGGGACCGCTATCATTATGGGGCCGGCGATTGCCGTTTGGCTTCTTTGGTTTGCGAAAATGTGGGGATGTTTTGGTGAGTAAAAAAGTTTGCACCGTGCAAACTTTCAGAAAAGGTAAAGACGATGAATGACTGGAAAGACGAACTCCCGAGTGACGGATGGCTGGCGAAGAAGACCCTCATCTACACCGGTATTTTTGCCGCGTGCGTGATCCTGTTCATGCTGTTGATTTTATCCGTCAAGCCCGCTTTCCTTGGCTTCGAACGCGCAGCCTTCAAAGAGAGTCACCAGTACGTGGAGAGCAAGGAGACGCAGCTGCTGCAGTTGGTCACCGAGTACCACGATCTGGACGTTGAGATCGCCAAGTACCAGGCCGACAATGACGCCGGCCAGTACGATGTTGTCATCGCGGGCCAGCGGGCACAGCGTGACGCCCTCGAGACCCGCATCAAGACCGAAGCTCAGCGTGTACCCAAAGGCGCTCTGCCCGAATCTGTAGAAACCTTCATCAACAACCACTAAGGAGAACAAGACCATGAAGTACACCATCCGAACCCTGTTGGCTTTTGTAGGCCTCGTCGCAATCATCGTTTTCACGATGGGAAACAGCGACTGCGACAGCGCGGCCGATCAGGAGCGTCGTCAGACCAACACGACCATGGAGCAGATGCTGATCGCGCAACCCGTTCCTCGGTTTGATTACAGCACCGAGCGGGACGCCGCTATCCAGCTCTACGAAGCCCGCAACAAGAACGTGTCGACCTGGACGGTCGTACGGAGTGATACCGGTATCGTCGAATTCGACTGTCCGAGTATCGCCTACCCCATTCCGTACGATACGAGCCTGACGAATCCGTTGGTGCGTGAAACAGGGCCGGTTGTTATCGAGCAGGCTGAGCCTAACGGTTTGTACTCCTCCAAAAATTCGATCGCCACGTGGGTTCGGTGCGTCTACGACGGCGCAGTCACGCCAGTCTACGTCGAGAGCAAGGTGACCACTTACCCGTTCCCCGTCTTCGTGGACTATGAGAAGAATCTCGTGTCGCCACAGCCTGGTGCCAAGCCTTCCGTCGTTATCAAGAGCGAGTAGATCAAACGATGAGATGTGACGAAGTCAACATTAGAAAACGAACGTGGCGAAAAACCGTTTCGTTGGCTGAGTTGATCGGTATTTATCGTCTTCAGGTCTTACAAGATGCTGGTATCCCACCCGAAGCTAACTTGATTGTTCGGTGCAACGGTACGATTGTAGAGGGTGAAATCGAAGGCGGCGAAACGTTTTCTGTTGTAGCTTTTCTCGAAACGGAAACAACAACATGAACGAACAAGAGCGGCTCAAACAAATTAAAGGAATGTTGCCAATACAGTGTTACAACGATTTAATTCTAGAGTTGATGCGTCAAGCAACGAGCGGATCAGTAGAGGTTGAGCCCACCAAGACGTTTGGTGAGGTTATGTTTCAGAAGCTCGACCCTCAAATCCAACTCTTGGATTCAACAATGAAGGAGTATGATCTCGACCTGGATACAGCGTTGGAGATGCAACTCGGATTGTTTCGTGGATTGAAGCGTGAAGATGAAGCTGTATTCTTCACTAAGGCCGCCGCGCACGCTATCTCAATAAACGGTTGATTTAATCATCTAACCGTGGTACAAGTTAGCTAAACCTGGAGAAAACAAATGAAGATGCATCGTTATTACAAAATGGTTGATGGTGATATGCTGTCGATGAGGCTGGGAAGGCGCCGCGCCCGTGAAAACGGGTGGTTGAAAAGCGAAGAGGCGGCTAAGCAAGCAGCGATTGACGCGAACCTTGAAGATCAGCGCCCCATGACGGTTGACGAACTCTGCGAAGCTTACGATCGTAACGCTCTCCTTGAATTCGCGAAGAAGCAAAAGGTCGTGGGTCGCGGTAAGATGAACAAGCGTAAGTTGGCGGAAGAGATCCGCCCTGTCTTGTAATCATGGACGGTTGTAAACCCACGATTCGCGATGACGCCGTTCGGTTTGCGTCAACTCCTTTTCCACATCCAGCTGTTGATCTTCTGCATCTTTTGCATACAGCGCCTTCAGCTGTGGGTCACACGACAGCGGCAGCCGCGGGCGCCCTTGTCCAAGGCGCAGACCTCATCGTTCATGATTCGCGAGGGATTCGATACATCAGAGAGATCGCGCGGTGTTTAGCTAGCGATGAAGCGGCTCGTAAACTCAGTATTTTGCCGGTTAGCTCCTCGGTACATCATCGGGAAGGGCATCGAAAACCGCTTGTACTCGACCATCACGTGGTTTACCTAGCTCTTCGCGCGACTGAGGAATGGTTTAAGCGTGCGCAGCTGGTAGCGGAAGAGCTATTACGTCTTGAACGAGTTGTGACGCCGCAACGAGAAAAGATTGAGCGGTTGAGTCGAGCGGTTCGTTCACTGGAAACCATGGAGTACCTTCGTAAACGTGAAGTTGTTTGGATTCCACATTTCGAAACGCATTGGACTGAAAATGAACGATATTCATAAACGCGTAGATCAGTTAACAGAAGATGCCTTCGGAATCGTACGCGACGTTCTTCAGGATTCGACGTCATTACTAGATCCTGAGTTGAATTTAGCGATTTGCGAGGCAGCCTTAGCGGTTATGAAGGTAAAAAAGCTGTCTAACGCTCGAAGCGTAACGTCGGAACGTCACGTTTTGATTCGTCGTCAACTTAGCGATCAACTCTTTCAGTACAAAGTAGATGATGAAACGACGGTCTTTGACGCTATGTACTACGCAACCATGCACTGGGGATTAGATGAAAACGCTGGATATCAGATAAGACTCGAGTGTTCCTCTTTTGAGGTTTTGAGGCTTAATGATCTACTCCCATTCAACCGCGGCAACAAATTCGTTTTAGTCGAATCTTAAAAAGGAGAACAAACGTGGAACAACTCAAGAAATCTGAAGACACGCCCGCTTCTGAACCTTCTGACCGTGAAATCAAGATGCGACGGCTTCTGGGCGACGCTATCGACGCGCTGAAGCTCGGCGGACCCGACGCAGCGGTCGAGGTACTCCTAAAGGGCATCACCGAGCCTGAGCCGATGCCTGAGTCGCCTAAGAGCCATGAACAACCGTTACGCCTTCGGTTAATAGAGGCTCGTCTTCGCGCTGAGGTTGATTTTGATGAAAACTACCTATCGGAGTGCATTGTTTCCGTTATCGATCAGGTTCTTGTGGACGCGTCGCACGGTTGCGAGAAGACTACCTTCAATCTCAAGAGTCTTCCGATAGAAATTCTAAAAGAGAAGAAACCGGACGCGGGTTTGATCGAACGACGCATCGCCGCCTGGTTTAAACGGAATGGAGTAAAGGCCGAATCGTTCAAGGGAGAATTAACCGTTTACATCCCAGACCGTCTCTGAGAAGCTGTTCTTAGACCGTCCTGCTGGTGGTTCATCGTTTTCCCCCAACTCCCTCACAACCAAAAGGCGGGACGGTCTTTTACGCTTCTCCCGGAACGACCGTCTTACTCGCGAAGAATCCGTCGCGTTCATCCACAAGCTTCTTCTTGGTGTCGTCGACCGTTGCGACCGCTTGACCAACCAGATCGGACACGTCGTTGACGTAAAGCCCCCTAGCGACGCACTCATCCAGCGGCTTGAACCGCATGTTACCCAGCGTTGGGTCGTCGGTTGGCGCGTCTACTGAGAGCAAGCCCCAACGTTCGTTACCCATGGGGTCGAGCTGGTTGACAAGCATACGCGCGTGGTACACATCTTCATCCCAGCACTCGAACTGGCCGCTCACGTTCCACATGGCGCCGTCTTCGAGAATGATCACGTTCTTGTCTTGCTTGTAAAATCCGTCCCAAATGTCTCTCACGATGCTGTACTCCAGGTTGGGGGTTGCGTTGAATTCGCTTAGGTTTTGAAGAATCCGTCCGTACTCTTGCGCTCGCGCCCAAGGTTCTCGAGCTTCGATTTCTGGAAGATCGTAACCAAGCGCTTCGATGAGATACCTACAGAGATCGAACCACGTCATCGACCGCGTTGGCGGTTGTAGATCTAAGTCCTGAAAGAGCGCGTCGCGACAAATCGCTACGCGTCCACATCCAGCATGGAAGAATACGTCGCCCCACGTAGCGTTTGATAGAAGATCTTCGATTAGATCTGCGTTTTGAATGATGCGGTATGGCTTCATAGTCCGTCCTTTCATTTGCCATCATAACACCGCGATGCAGTTAGGCAACTGGGGTTATGATTACCGCTCAGGTTCTGGTAGGATGGGTGCATGTCCACGCGCGGAACGATAAGAAGCGACGCTGTTCCAGCTCTGTATCCCCAGATTGTGAAGTCGAAACTCCCGGTGAAACGGCTCAAAGGGAAACGGTTGCGGGTTAAGCGCGTGGGCTCGGTGAAAAAGCGGTAGCGAAACTTCTTGACGTAGCTAGCTAACGATGGTAAATCATAGTCACATCTTGATTGAAGGAAGTGACTATGAAGATTCACGCCACCGCGAAAGAAGTTCGACAAGCTGGGGCTGAACATGAAGAAGAAACAACCGTTGTGGTTGACATAAATCCTGACGCGCCAGTCCGCCTCGTCGTGGCTAAGATGCGTGAGTTGAGTTGGTATAACAACCGTTTCAGTTTCACGATTTCAGTTGACGGACCTGACGACACGCCGATTAACTAGGGGAACGTCTTGGATATCTACAGCCGCGAATATCATAGAAAAATTGCTGAAGAAATAGCTGAATTACTCGAAGAGGAGCTTGGCGGCAAAGCTTTCTTAGACGGTTTGTTGTGTAGGTTCAAACGAGACGGTTCTGAAATTACCACCCTGCTTATAGCAGCGAGTAGAACGGCGAAGCATCGGATTGGCGGTCAAGCGTTTCGGGAGTGGAACGCCGGCTTATATCGTGATGGCGTTTGGGTTCATACTAGCGACCACAAATTTGGCGTAGGCTACGCTCCGTCGCCTTTGTGTCGAGTTAAGAGTGGTTGCCAGGATTCGTGCGCCCATGGCGACTCAACGCCACGTTTATACCTCAACGATGAGAAGGTTCGGTGGATTGGTCGAGATAAGCTTCCTAAGTCCGCTTTAACCGATGTAGATTTTACAGCTCGCGAACTTTTTGTAGAAGCGGTTCGTGCCGTTTTGAAAACTTGTGATCGTTGGGACGTGGAGTTTGAGAAGCGACGGGAAGCTCGAGAAGCTGAACAGGCAGAGATCGAGTCGGCTTGGGGCGGTTGACTCGTACGTACATTTGTAGTACAAATGCGATCGTACTACAAACTGGAGGTCGAAATGGGGAAAACGGAACGGTTGGAAATTCGTGTCGAGCCGAGCGACAAACGATGGCTTGAGAAAGAAGCGCTACTACAGGACGGAACCGTGTCGGACGTGATCCGTTCAGCTATCGTTGAGCGCCAACGTCAAGGCGTTCGTAGCCTAGAAGAAGCGTACCGCAAACTTGGTTTGGCGCCGATGATTGAGTGGTATGAATCACATGAGTTTGGAAAGGGTCGAACCACATCAATTTGCGTTCAGGCGGCTATCGGTGTTTTTCATGGCGAAAAGGCGTTGATGGTGTCCATGACGAATGAGGGTTGTTATCGAATGACCGAGACGGTTCTTAAGTTCGCCCACCAGCTTGGCGCGACTAATCCAGGGGGTAAAGTCGGTTCGGCGGAAGCTAAGACGATGTATATCAACCCCCACCTTTGGGACGGTCGTCTTGGTCGCGTGTACGTCGATCACTGGATTGATTTGTTGGCGGGGGAATAGATCTTGACTTGTCTGACGTTTGTATGACATCTTGGGCGCCAGGAGGTCATCATGAGCCCGAATGACAGAATGATGTCGGTACGAATTCCTTTGGAACTGGCGGTTTGGATTGAAAAACAGGTTGACGAGCAAAATGTTTCAACGTCCACGTTCGTTCGTGGCGTACTGGAAGCTGAGCGTAAACGAAGCGTGAGTGAAATAACTGAGTACGTTCATGAAGCGGTGGTAGAAGCGTTGTTCAACCGGCGTGAAGTAGACTGCGTTGACAAAGGGGGTTGTTTCGAGATTGTTGTTCGCGACTACGTACCAGACCACGATGTTGCGTGGACTTTAACTAAAAAAGTTGTTGAGGAAACAGATCGCGATCAGCTGGTAGATTTGTTTCGAGAGGGTGTTTTTAGAACGCGTGTTCATGAAGATCTTTTGTTTTTCTCGTCGAATGAGCCTCAAGCTGAGAAATATCGCAAAGCTACGGGCCAGCGCCAGCTTGAGGTAGGCATTATCGACAACACACCGTTCGCGGAAGAGGTGCGGAAGGAATAACGGTTATTGGGGTGTAGCTCAACTGGTAGAGCACTGGCCTTTGAAGCCAGATGTTGTAGGTTCAAGCCCTACCTCCCCAACCAACCGCTATAATATAATCATGAGAAACATTGACGAACCGTTACGCCAGTTTCGCGAACTTATCGAGAAGCTTCAGTTAGTGCCGCGCGAATCAGAACACGTGCAATACGCAGCTCGTAAGGAATTGATGGAGTGGGCTGAAACGTGGATCAAAGCCTACGTCGAGCTTGACGATCGTCTTCGACTCAAGGAAGGTGGCGTACCCAAGGATCTTCAGTGCTTACAAGACGCAGGCATGAACGATCAAGAGATCGAAGCGTTGGATGCTGTTACCGAAGCGGCTACGCGAATCTTCGCGCTTCCGAAGCTTCACCCGATGGATGATGAAGAGACTTGTCACGACATTCACGGGCTTCAAGGCCGCCTAATGAGTCGTCCGGCGATGCGTGCTTTGGGGTGGCCAGAAAAAGACGATTAGGTCCTTGACGCAGCTAGCTAGTCGATGCTATAACCTATCTCAGTTGTTTGAAACTATAATAAAACGTTGACGCAAAAGGTTGCGTGAACGTTGGAAGTTTGATTGTAGACCGATTAAATTCGGAGGAATTGATGCAAACCTAAGCTACGTGTGAGTAATAGTCCGTTGAAAGACGGAGGAAACCTTGGGTTCCAGGTGAAAATCCTGGCTGCAATCGTTTTTAGATGAACCACGCCCCATGCGTGTTCAGCCTGTAGTCACCGGGTATAAAAGTGACTGTAGTCTGCGTTAGTCGCTGACACTAACGTTGATGAAAACTAAGGCAGGGCTAGTTAGCATAATGGCATGCGCCTCAGCCGGGCTGATGGTCCTAGACCTGGCAAATTTAGACACCTCATCCGTAAGTGGTCTGTAGGATGAGAACTCCTGCTGGTGGCTAGGCCACATGATTGCCGGCACCGGGCAGCTACTGTCCTCATGAACTAGTAGATAGCTTAGTACCTCTGGTAGTGTAGAGGGCTTTGACGAAATAAATACGGTATAACTACCCAAAGAGACGGAAGGTCTCCACGCTGAGTACCTAGCTCAGCACTTTTCATCCCCCAAGAGCGATCTTGGGGCGCTCCCGGGCTACGGTCTTGGAGCTGCCCGGAGCTTAACTTGGTCCACCTCTTAAGCTCAGTAGTTGTTTAACCCTTTGGTCGGTGGGGTGGGCAAAACCGACCAAGTAATTCGGTTGCCAGTGCGCACCGAAGAACGCGAAGAAGCGTAGCTGCCAAAAATTGCGGAAACCGTTGGCAGATTTGCTAGACTTGGTAGTTGAAAGTCGTGAGCATATGAGCCCAGCCTGAGCATGCTGTTGTAAACACTGCTCAAGTATTCCCCGGGGGTATTCTCTGGGGTGGCCGCCCGCCCATAGGGGAGTCCCGGGTGGCCGAAAAATTGTTCGTGTTCTTTCAATCTAAAGGCTTTCAAGCAACTTAGCGCGCGCTATTTGCTGGATGGCCCGTGGATGGTTTCGACAACAGTTTTCGAGATCGTGAAGCGGGCAGGCAAAGGCGTTGGGGATTTCTCGAGTAGCACCTTGAGGATCGGCTTGAGAGTCTTTACATTGGAAGAACGATAGATCTTTGAAATGGGCTCGTAACGGTTTCGATCGGGTGATTGCAACCAAGATTGCGTAGTAAAATGAAAACGAGTTGACGAAACTCCTCTTCAGGCCGCAGCGTAAGCTGTTGCTTCCCGGGACCGTGTGAGCCCGGGTGTCTTTCTTGCGAGAATTCGCTGGGTAGCGAGAAAAGGCATAACGACACGGCGATAGAGGTGAAACTTAGGCAACCGAAGTTACCTTGAAATAAAGAGTTGTTGACCGTCGGGGAAAGTTCCGACAAACCCCGCTCTGAGGGTAGATGAGCTAGACTACGTAGACGTCTTGCGAAAACACGTGACACGCGGGTTCGACTCCCGCCGAGTCCACCAGAACTAATTACAGTTAGCTAACAGTGATTACAAACATCATAATTTGGCAATTGTGATAACTACGCAAAGAGGGACAAAGTCGCCAGCGTAGTGTCAGCAGGAACGGTCGGGGTAACGGGATGTACGCAAGATTATCCGTGGCTGACGATTTTTGTTTCGCAGGATGAGAGTAACGAACAGCGAAACTGGGATGGGGCGAAATCGCACTCTATACCTCCCGAGTCCCGATTGTGGTGACTAAGAGGATAAGAACTCGTCCGCGGCCCATCCAGAGTACGGACGTCTCGAATAAAAGAGCGGATTAGATACCCGCCTCCTGACCTATTGTTCATGGAAAGGGAAGAGATTCCGTACCCAGCGAGTGGAAAGCTCGCACTTTTCAAAAGTTTGCAAGCCGCAAACTTTTGGTTTTGTACCGAATCGCGAAATGAGTAAACAGCGAACGAAAACGTTTAACGAAGACGACCTTATGCCGGCGCTAGCTTCGTATTTTAGGCGTCCTTCGTGCAGTAAGGCTGTGTTCGTGTTGCCTACGACAAAATCCCCAAATTGCAAACGGTGTGGGGTAATGACGATCGTCGACAACAGCGTATCTCCCTCGAGTTGCGCTGAATCTTAAAGTTCAACCGCTATAATCAACTTATGGAAAAAGGGTTCGTATTACCGAGCGCAAACCAGGAACCTTGAGGGTTCGACCACCCTAGACACAGGCGCGGTAAAGGTCATTGTTTCTGAGAGCTTGATCAACTCTCCCGCGTGCCAGCTGTTAGGCGCTCATTTTTGATTTGGAGATTATCATGATCATCAAAGGTTACAACTTTGCGGTAACTATCAACGGCAAGGCCGTTGGATTCAAGTCTGTCAAGACAAACGGCGACACCCTTGAGTTGGTGAAGCACGTCAACCTCATGGATGAACTACCCGATGATCTTCCGGGTGAAGGATTGATTCGAGTCGTTCCGAATCGGCAAAAGTTCGCGTACGACGGGAAGTTTACCGGCTACGGTATTTCGCGCCATCACGACGATGAGAATTTGATGCGAATCGTTTTGACCGGCGTCCAGTTCAGCGGTAATCCAGTTTTCGATCTCGACGCCACAAAGAGTTAGTCGGTCTGCTATAATTCCTAAGCCAATCACGGGACGTTAGTCTCAAGTGAGTACGGGACCACCCTGCCAGGTATTCCCGAACCCGGGTGGGGCGCAGGATGCGCCCCACCTTCCTTCAGAAAGGAGATTCACCATGTGTATAGCTTCAACGTAAAGGAGAGCTAACACATGCATGTCAACTGGCAAAATGGGGAAACCCGTGCGTTCGCACGGAAACATCGTAACCAAGGACACCATTGGTACCGCGACCCGTGGTGGTTGGAATCTTCGACGAAGCGTCGTGTCGTCCGTCAATCCGTAACCATCGAAAGTTGCTACGAAGAAGCGTGGCACCATAAGAGGGCTCGGTCTAAGAAGTTCCGGCTCGAGTACAAAGGTGGCTGGTTCGGTAGGAATAAGTGGCGTACGTCCTGGCCTGGATACGAAACTAAGAAGGCTCAAGAGATGGCTTTGAAACATCTCAACGGACGAGGTGTACGAGATCCGTGGAAATCGAACGAACGGTACAGAATCGCGGGCGGTTAGTTCAGTTAGGGAGAACAGGACCCCTACAAGGTCAAGGTCGCCAGTTCGATCCTGGCACCGCCCACCATGTTATACTTCTACCAGCTCGCCTGCCATGTGTAGAAGGAGTTGCGGCGCCGTCAGGGCAACTTGGTGGCGCCAGCTTTACTAAATTTGCCTAGTTGACCGCGTCGTCAAGTTGGGTGGTTTAGACAAGTTGATTTCGCTTCCAAAAACGTCGAGGTCGTGTTACGTTCTCATCATGCACACCTTGTCCCGCCAATTCTTAGGACAGCTCCAGCTACTCGGTACGTAGTCAGTTACCCCCGTTCGCCCACCAACCTGGCGGCGGCCGGGGGTGGAGAGATGCATGTGTTGTGAACCGGGGTGGCGAAGTTGGCAGACGCGCTGGATTTAGGATCCAGTAGCCGCGAGGCTGTGAGGGTTCGACTCCCTCCCTCGGTACCACAACAACACGCGGGTATAGCTCAGTTGGTTTTAGAGCGCTTGCTTGCCAAGCAGGAGGCCGTGAGTTCAAGTCTCACTACCCGCACCAAATCGACAACGCCCCGAACCGAAGCTCGAGGCGTTGAAGCAGTGGCGAAACTGGTAGGTTACTACCCGTCGTAACTATAGCATATGGGTCAGTAGCTCCAACTGGATAGAGTACGGGATTCCAGATCCTGGTGTTGAGGGTTCGAGCCCTGTATCCCCTGCCAAATAGGTAGAGCATTTCTTTGAGTTCTGTTAACGTATGGCCATGAGAAATGGTGAATACGAGTTAGTTGTCGCTCTAGAAGAATATCCAGGTAAGAAGTACCGTGGAAAATACTGCTATGAGCATCATTTGGTTTACTGGAGACGCACGGGGGTGGTGCCAAAAAGCGATGAGGTGGTTCACCACGAGAACCGAAACAAGCGTGATAATCGTTTTGAAAATTTGGAGTTGAAGAAGAAGGGGAAGCACAACAGCGAGCATAATCGTGAGCGAGGAAGGCAAATGGCGCGGCTTCGATGTCCTAATTGCGGTTGTGTTTTTGAGCGCGAATACCGTCAGACCCATTTAACAAAAGGTTCAAGGTTTACGTCTTGTAGCAGAACGTGCGGCTTGTTCTTGACTGGTAAATATTTTGGGGTAGGTAAGGTTCCAATTCCAAAAGACGTTCAGAAGAGAATCGATGACAACGTGATTGAAATTTTTCGTTTGTTCCCCAGTAGCTGAGTTGGGGTTAGCTGCGGCCTGTTAAGCCGTGTAGTACGTCCGTTCGAACCGGACCTGGGGAGCCATATTTTCTGGCTGGTTGACCGAGTGGCAAGGTGCCGGATTGCTAATCCGAGGTCGGGGACACCCGCACAAGTTCGAATCTTGTACCAGCCGCCAGTTTTGGTTCAATGGTTAGCTTCCGTCTCTCCGCCAACCTGCTACAATCTCCTCCACTGGAGTACCCATGAAAATTCACAACGTTGACGGTTTACCCATTCTGTTGCACAAGCATCACGCACCTTTCACCAATGTTTCAGTTCGCGTGAAAGTAGGTTCCGCGCACGAGCGTCTAGAAGAATACGGCTTAGCGCACGCGCTCGAGCATATGATGTTTAAGGGAACACCTTCGCGGAACGATATGGAAATCGACCGTGATACCGCTAGACTCGGCGCTACCAACAACGCCGGAACGAATTATCAACATACGTTTTACTGGGTAGACGCGCGCAATGAAAACTGGCAAGAAGCCGCCAAAATTTTGGCTGACATGTTCCTTAACGCTTCGATTCCGGAAGCTGAATGGTTGAAGGAAAAGGATGTAATCCTATCGGAATATCGTCGCGGGCTAGATAACGTTCGCGGTGATTTCTGGGGAACTACCGCAGAAGACGTTTTCGGTTCGTTAATGCATTCGGTTATCGGAACCGAAGAAAGCATCAAGTCATTTGATAGAGCGTCTCTAGATGATTTCCGTAAGCGTTGGTACGGCAAGCCGAACGTGTACATCTTGGCGGTTGGCGACGTGGATGAAGACGACCCCTCGTTCTTTGCTGAGCTATTCAGAGAGATGCCGGATGCCACCCTCGAGAATTCCAAGGAGGCTTTGGCGGAACTGGAAGCGGCGCCGTTAAGCCCTGAGATTGGTTCGCGTTGGAAGTCACGCCCCAACCTTCAAGAAGGTCGTCTCCTGGCGTTCCAGGACGCAGAGCGATTCGATAGCGCGAAGTGGGTCCATGACGACGTCGTCACTAATATGCTGGGCGGCGGTAGCTCGGCGCTTCTGTTTGAGCGAATTCGCAAGGAAAAGGGGATGAGTTGTTACGGCTTGTACGCCTATCATCTCAACGACCCGATCTACAACGCGAAGTGCATCGAAGCGGGTATTGCGCCCGATCAAATGGAAGAACTGGAAGCTGAAATCAAAAGCATCTTGGAAGATTTCGAAAACCTGATTACGGAAGATCGGTTCGTAATCTCGCGCGAAACGATGCTCACGAGCATAGCGCGTAGCCAAGAAAACGTAGCGACGTACGCCGGGGTGTTAGGGTACTACTACGAGATGGGGGCGGAAGATCCGGTAGTTACGCGCGCCAAGTACATGGAAACGCTTCAAGCTATGGAGTACAGCGAAATCGTTGAGTATGCCAAAGCTGTTTTCGCCGACAAGGAGTGGCACTGGGCGCACCTTCTCCCAGAGTAGTTTCGACCACCAATAACCGTTTAACACGTGGTACACTACCGTTGTTTCATGTCTAGGTAAGTCAAATCGGGAGCTGTCATGACCCTGACCTTCATTCCTACCCCTGGTGAATTTCTTGTTCGTAACCCGTTAGATTTCAGTGCGCTAGGAGCCGGTCCGCACACAATCTTCACGGTAACTGGGGATGTTTACATTCGACTACTAGCCGTGGTCGTGAGTAACATCGGTGTTCCCGCTCCAGCCAACGGGGAGGTCGGGATCGCTGGCGCTACGGCCGCGATCATACCGTCAACGGTCATGACGGACCTGGATCTTGGCGAATGGTGGCACGATGCCACACCGGACGCCCAAATCGAACCGGCGACCATTCAAAAAGAATTTTTTATCTCGAGGGCCAGCGATATTATTTTGACCCTAGACTCCGCGACAAATGCTGGCACGGTGATGTTCTACTGTTACTGGACCCCACTCGGTGACGGATCGTTGGTTGAGTTCCCGTAGGTTTCTTTCGGCTCGACGACCCTCTTGATCGCCAGCTGCTATCATCTCTTCACACGAGGAGTTTCTCCATGGCTATGACCGCAGCTGACGTTCGACTACGCATTCCCCTTACACCCGAAGCGACGGAACGATTGAAGGCGCGGCCGATTCTTCGGAATCGAGCGATGAAAGCTAGGCCGGCGATTCTGGCGCCGCCTGACAAACAAGCGTTTACGTTCAAGATCTGGCATGACGTTGACCCCACCATTCAGCTGTGGATATGGGACGTTCTTACGGATTGGAACCATCTGTTTGGTAAACAAGTGCTCGTTCCGGGCGTAGAAGGCGAGTTGGTCGATCTAGCAATCGGCACGAAACATTTTGAGTTCGGACAGCCGCGGTTCGAGTCGGCTCCCGTAGGCGCGCTACTGCCTCATAACTCCAAGCCGTATAGCGAGCCGCAGGATGAGTACGGTGACTGCGTTTTGTACTGGGATCAGTTTTTGATTAGACGGGTTGGCGAGGTTTACGTCGCCGACGATCTTGGGAAGTTCGATACGAAGTGTGCGCTCTCGCACGAGTTAGGACACTTCTTCTTGATGGGGCACGTTCCGCAACTATACCGGTTGATGCATCACTCGATGAATGGCGTGTATCTACCGAAGCCGAAAGAAGTTCAGTGGATGCGAGAGATCAATCGGTTCGAGTGGTAAGCCGGAAACGAGATACAACAAGTGGAATCATTACTACCGAAATTTAAGGCGTGGTTTGAACGCGGCGTTGAAAGAGGCGCCACCCACATGATTATTGCGTACTGGTCGCCGAACCAAAGAATTTCGCCTTCGTACGTGATGCCAAACGACAACCTTTGGCATAAGCAACGCGTCACAGATGGACGACGTGTCTTAGAGATCTACGATCTTTCGATAGATTTTCCCGTCCGTGACATCTCGTCGTCACAACGAGTTCCAACGAAAAAGCCGACGGACGACTCATAGACCACTACGGGCCGCCCGTCGATCCAGACCTCGAGTACGTCTAGGCCACTTCTTTCAACTCGCTGTCGGCGAACCAATCCAATACAGCGTCCTGGTCACCACCGAACGTCTTGACGATCTTCTTGACGCGATACAGGTCGACGTCTTTAGTGGTGTTCGGAGACTCCACGCAGTCATATGGAATTCCTCGCAGGAATGCGTAAGCTAGTAGGTTGCACCTAGCGGCATCGCGGACGACGGTTTTTCGGTGGTCTTGTAGGCGCCACTTCTCCATGCCGGCGGTTTTCGCTTCTTCGGCACGGATGGTGCGGGCTTCATCAGCTAGGTTGACGATCTTGATCTTGAGGTGACGGATTCGTTCGTTCTTCATGGGTTTCTCCTGTTGGTTTGTTGTTGAAACGAGTGGTGTTTCGCCAACACAGGAGGAGCCCTGGCGCCGTTATCATCTTCACGTAAAACCGATCACGGTAATTCCTCTTCTTGAGCTTCCAGCAGTGTTTTGCACGGCTTGCCTTCTGGAAGGTTTTGATCAACTTCTATCTGAACACCTGTAACCTTAATTTTCCAGAAGAAAATATTTCCGCAATGATGGCACTTTCCCTTCAACCAACCTTCGTTGACGTAGGCGTCACGAAACTTGTGTCCCCAATTGCATTCGGGGCACTCGATTCGGAAAGTGAGCTGCATTCATTTCCTTTCTTATGAGCGTGGCGGGAGTCGAACCCACACCGACGCGGGCCTGAACTCCCACCGTTCTCCACTGAACTACACGCCCTGTCTTTTAACGATAGGCACTCCGTAAGATCTGTCAAGTTGACGGTTGCTTCCGCGTTCAACCGCTATCATTCACCTCGAAGGCGGTGTTCATGAACGATCCTATCGAAGTTCTAGAGAAGTGGTTTGGTTTCTCGTCATTCCGTGACGGTCAGCTTGAAACGATTGAGTCGATTCTTTCTGGTAGAGATACGTTATTTGTAACGCCAACCGGCGCGGGAAAGTGCGTTCATCTCGACGCTCAGGTTCCGTTATCCACTGGCGAAGTGGTGTCAGGCAGAGAGTTGTATAGGCGATGGGAAGCTGGGATTCCGTTTGAAGTTGTGTCGCACGATCAATGCGGATATCAAAGAATTGTGAAGCCCTTGGAGGTAATCCTTAGTGGCGTTAAGAAAGGTAAGTGGATTAGGCTACGCTCCGGGAGGAAAACTTGGCTTTCCTTGGAGCATCGAGTATTTACAGGCCGAGGCGAACAAACCGTTCGAGATTTGGTTGAGGGTCAGCTTATAGCCACGCCTCGTTCGTTTGACCTGAATGGTTCGCAACTCATTCCAGAAGTTGAATTAGACATAATCGCATTGATGCTATGCGATGGTTCTAGTCGTTACAGCCAAACGCCTAATTACACCAAAGCAGATCAAGACTTGCTGGATTTGTGTAGCTGCCTAACTACGAGTTTAGGGTGTACGCCATGGTATAATGGACGCTCAATGCAGCTATCCGCAACCACCCGTCCGGGTAGACGAGACGGAAAAGCTGGAGCTAGTAGCAACCCTTTGAATTTGTTGTTGAAAAAGTACGGATTATTAGGCGTTCATTCGCCAAGCAGGGTGGTTCCTAGCCAATTGTTTCTTACGTCTACCGATCAGGTTTGTAGATTTTTAGGTAGAGTAATTTCAGGTGGTGGGTGGATTGAGGAGCATTCGGTAGCATATACATCGGCTTCTAAGGCGTTAATCAAACAACTACAACACTTGTTTTTACGATGCGGAATTTTGTCTCGTTTTCGATACAAACTCGCTAAGTATCAAGGCGGCGTTAGAGATAGTTGGATCTTGTCTATTTCGGGTCATGGTGACCTGGCAATCTTTAACGAACTTATCCAACCGTGGTTAGTTGGTAAGAAATTTCATTCTTTCCGAGCGTTGTGGGGAAAGTTGGAGAGTAGCGAGTCCAACACCAACGTCGATGTCGTTCCTTATTCCTACTGGGACTTGTTGGATAGAGATAGGCGTCTCGTTAAGCTTAGTAAGACGTACGTATTCGACAGTTCCTTCTATCTTAAAAATTCTCGCCGAATGAGTCGCGAGATGTTTGCTAAAAGAAGTGGTCGCATTGAAGGTTTCGAATGTCATTTATTATCCAAGAATGATATTTTCTGGGATGAGATAAAATATCTTGGACCAGTAGAAGAAAAAGAAACTTTTGACGTTGTTATCGAAAGTCAAAACAATGGATTTAAGGCTAGTTTTGTTGCTGATGAGTTTGTTTTACATAACTCTCTGACGTACCAGATCCCCTCACTCATGCTTCCAGGTCTCACGATCGTTATCAGCCCACTCATCAGCCTCATGAAAGACCAAGTTGATGGTTTGTTGAAGTTGAACATTCCAGCGTCAGCTTACAACAGCACCATGAACGACGCCACGCGAGAAGCTACCATCGTCAACGTAAACGAGGGTAGAATCAAGACGTTGTTCATTGCACCTGAAGGTTTGACGGCTACGTTCATGCGTAAGTTGGACGTTGAGGTGTCGCTGTTAGCTATCGACGAATCTCATTGTATCAGTAAGTGGGGTCACGACTTCAGGCCGAAGTATTTGCAGTTAGCTAACGTTCGAAAGCAGCTTGGTAACCCCACTTGTCTCGCCGTTACCGCAACAGCGACCGCGGTGGTTCGTGAAGATATCGCGGAACAGCTCGAGATGAAGAACGCCAACGTACTCGTTCATGGATTCGATCGGCCCAACCTCGAGATCGACATAATCAAAACTTACGGACCGCAGAAGTTGGACGCCCTCTTTGAGTTCGTCGACAACGTCGAAGGTTCGATGATTGTGTACTGCGGAACTCGTTCGCAAGTTGAAGAAACCGCCGACGTTTTGTGTAGTTCAGGCTTCAAGGCAAAACCGTACCACGGCGGAATGACCGCGCAGAAACGCACGGCGGTACAAGACGCTTTCATGAATGATGAAGCGCAGCTCATCGTGGCCACGAACGCGTTTGGGATGGGCGTCGATAAATCCAATATCCGCGGTATCGCGCATATGCAAATGCCGGGTTCCGTTGAGGCTTACTACCAAGAGATTGGTCGTGCCGGTCGTGACGGCGAGCCTTCTCGCGTAGCGTTGCTGTATCGACCGGGTGACCGTTCGCTTCAGGATTTCTTCGTAGCAATGTCGTGGCCGCCTGACGGCGTTATCCGAGCTGTCTACGAACATACGATTCGACGGCTCAGTAACATTCCTAGCGGCGAGCTGTTCGTTTCGCAGGGTGCTTTTGCCGCTGAAATCGGCGAATGGATTCAAGACGCCCACATCGGCGCTGTTTGGAACTTCATGCTCAAGGCTGGTGTGGTTCGCAAGTTCCGCGCCAACGATATCGGCGAAGTGGCGCATATCGAACCCAAGAAGAAGTTCCGCGGTCGAGCCGCGGAAGTACTTGAGTACCTGCAAGAAATGCGTGTCGTAAAGCACGTGTGGTTTGAGGTGTCTACCATTGACATGGCGAAGGCGCTCGAGATGGAGAAGAAGCACGTCTCCGCGGCTTTGCGGAGCCTCAATAACGTGGCGATCGAGTATAAGCCACCGCAACGTAGCGGTGGCGTGAAGCTCATCGAAGTGAAAGACATCGACGACGCCATGGATTGGGTTGAGATCGACAAGCGACGTCGGATGGCTAAGCTGCTTGTCCAGCAAATCATCGACTTCTGCGAAACACCGAAGTGTCGTCGAAAGCAGATTCTCGACTACTTCGGTGATGTATCCAAACCGGCGGACTGGACGTGCGGAACGTGCGATATTTGTCGAAGTTGAAAAGTTTGCAAGCCGCAAACTTTTGGTTTTGTGTCGAACCGCTATAATTCTTCAATGAAGCATAAACGCCCAACCAAGCGTAGCTTGGAAACGACAGCTTTGCGGACGACCCTTCAATCCGTCGCGTCCACATTAGCCCTTTACACGGTCAAACAAGAGCCTGTTCCAGCTGATATCGCGTTGAATTTATACACGACGATTCAAAGCGTTCTTCAAGGTGACGGGGCGAATTTGAGTAACGCATTCAACGAGATGGCTAAGACGTTGGAACAGGCAGTCGAAGACCATCGACGAAAGAAAATGTCATCGAACTCATGAGCTTTTGGGTATTTTTGCACCTTCATCCCGTCCAGGGGTGGATTATTTTATCGATGGCTGGTGTAAACGTCATCTTGGCGATCGTGGCGTTCGGTAGTAGTCGGAAACAAGCCGTCGAAGATGTACTCGATAGCTTGTTGAAAAACATACGAGAAAAAGAGCGAAACCTCGAGGAGTTGAAAGCACGTGGCAAAGAAAAAGAAAGAAAGTAAGCCGGTTGGGTTTGGTTACGAACAAGCGTTGAAGGATATCGAGAAGCTGTACGGCAAGGGCGCGATTATGAAAATGGGCGATAAGCCCATGGACGTTGACGTCGTAACCACCGGCTCAATGAAGCTTGACCACGAGTTACATATTGGTGGGTTTCCGCGTGGTCGTGTAATCGAGATATTTGGCCCAGAATCAAGCGGTAAGTGTCTACCCGCGGACACCCGAATTGGAACTCCATATGGTTTGTTGACTATCGGTGAAATATTCAAAATGCAGGGTTTGAAAGCAACCTGTACCAATCGAACGACAGCGTCGGAATTTCCTTTGTACAACCGAAACGGTGAAATCGAAGAAACGACGCATTTCACTCACAACAACCGTAAACCCACTTTTACCATCCGTTCGTTCTCCGGTGCTCACATTCGTCCAACCGCTAATCAGCCGCAACTTGTTATGAGCAAGAATGGTTTTTGGGTATGGAAGCAAGTTAAACAACTTGAGGTTGGTGATTACCTCGTGAGCGATCGTGAGATTGTTCGTAATCACGAATTTATGATGGCTTGTAATGCGGACGAGGCTTATTTTGCTGGATTAAGCCTCGCGGACGGTCATTTCAATCGTGTTCGACTCGGGCTTACAAATGACGATCCGGATATCAAGGAGTTTATTGCACGAGTAGGGTCTTCGATTTTCGGTGTGGAGCCAAAAGTTTATCCGAGCGGAAGTAACACCGCGTCGATAAATTATCACTTCAACAGCGTAGAAGCGGCTGCGAAATTTTACGAATCTTGGGGGTGGGAACCTTGTAATAGCCCAGATAAAATCGTCGGCTCTCGAGTTCGTCGACTCAATGACGCCGCGCTTCTTGAGGTACTTCGTGGGTATTTTGATTGTGAGTGTTTTATCCACCCGAGTAAGATGTGTATTGAAACCGTGTCGGCTAGCCGCGAATTATTGGATGACGTAAAGCTCTTACTCCAACTACGATTCGGTATCATTGGTTTACTGCGCGATAAACATGTTGCGGAGTACCCCAATAATAATTATTGGCAGTTAACGATGGCTGGTGATGCAGCTCGTAAATTCATTCAAGTGGTGGGAACTAGATCTTCATCCCGAGCGAAGAAACATGACGAACTTTTGCGATTACACGGAGACGGTGGTTCAACAAACCATGATTCCATTCCTTGCTTAGGGGGTCTTTTACGAGATTTGTACGATTCCGCCGAGACTAACCGCGAGCTTAACGTCCTCATGGATTGTTATATGGCGCCGTCCCCACGCGCGCTCGTTACGTACAACCGTCTTGAATTGATTTCGGAGGCTTTCAAAGAGATTGGCGATCCAATCATCTTAGCTAGATTAGCGGAGATTCGTAAGCGTTGGTATTACTACGATCGGGTTGAAAGCGTAACGGAGAACGAGCCCGAACCGACGTTTGACTTCGCGATGGAGCAAACCGCATCGCTTAACGCTAACGGATTCGTGACGCACAATACCACCCTCGCACTTCACACAATTGCAGAGGTTCAAAAGCAGGGCGGTATTGCTGCTTTTATCGACGCCGAACAAGCTCTCGATCCTTCGCTCGCGAAAGGCGTGGGCGTTAACGTCGAAGAGATGCTAATCAGCCAACCGGATTACGGCGAGCAAGCGTTGGAGATTGTCGACACTCTTGTTCGATCCGGCGCAATTGACATCATCGTTGTTGATTCGGTATCAGCGTTGACTCCAAAAGCCGAATTAGCCGGTGACATGGGAGATAGCCTACCAGGGCTACAGGCCCGGCTGATGAGTCAGGCACTACGTAAGCTCGTGGCTAACACGCGAACGACGAAAACGATGGTGATTTTCATTAACCAAACACGACTCAAGATCGGAACGGGTGGTTTTGGAAATCCCGAGACGACCAGCGGCGGGAAGGCGCTTCGTTTTTATTCGTCGGTTCGAATTGACGTTCGTATCTTAGGTGGCATCAAGAAGGGTGAGACTCGAATCGGTAATCGACTGAAGTTACGCGTGGTCAAAAACAAGCTCGCCCCGCCGTTTGGTCTAGCTGAGGTTGATCTTATCTTCGGTCGCGGCATCGATCAGCTTTGTGAGACGCTTGATTTAGCTCTTGAGTTTGATCTCATTGAGAAGAGCGGTAACTGGCATAGTTACGGTGGGGATCGGATTGGTAACGGTCGCGAGGCTACCATCCAGTATCTTCGCGAACACCCCGACGACGTTAAGTCTCTTCGCGAAACCATCATGGATAAGTTGCAAGATAGCTAGAAAGTTCTTGCAATAACTTTCCATCTTGCTAGAATCAACTTCGTTCAGTTAAGTTATTCGACAGTTCACACGGTGGAGGTGTAGAAATGACCGAGATTGACCGCGATTTAAAGATCGTGCTAGCTTATTGGGCACTGAAGGAGTAAGAACATGCGCGATTTCAAGACATTTGGGAAGTTGATCCACGACCGATTCCAGGAGATGGCATCTGGCGATCTCTACGTCGTGGATGTGCACCCCGACGAGTTGTGGGACATCTATCTCAAGGCGTTCCCCGAGGGTAGTAATCTCATATTCCGTGAGCGCACCGAGCACGACTGCAGCTGCTGCAAGCAGTTCATCCGTCGTGCCGGCAACGTCGTCGACGCCAACCACCGGTCGGTCTGGGGCGTCGAGGGGGCCGATCACCCATACGACGGAGTGGCCGCTATCCTGTCCGGGGTGGTCGAGACTTCCGACATCGTCGACATCTTCCGCGTTAGCGAGGGGGCCTTCGGTGCCGAGATAACCAAGGGCATGAGCCCGGACGGAAACGTGGAGCGCTGGCATCACTTCTACACCGGGCCCATCCCGAAGCGCTTTCGATCCACCACTCCGGAACAGGTACGCGGTGACTACCGCACCACCGTCGGCGTCCTCCAGCGGGGACTCGACGAGTTGACCCCCGAGGCGCTGGCCACGGTCCTGTCGCTGATCGACGCCAACAACCTCTATCGCGGTGCCGAACACCGGGGCGCGCTGGTGGCGTTCATGAAGCTCCAGCAGGAGTACCAGGCCGCCGAGGACAAGGGTCTGTTCGTGTGGACCCGCGGCACCAGCAAGGCCGCGCGGTTCCGAAATACCGTCATCGGAACGCTGGCAACTGACCTGAGCGACGGGGTGCCCATCGAAGAGGCCGTCGGCAAGTTCGAATCGAAGGTGGCGCCGCAGAACTACAAACGGACCAAGGCCCTGATCACCCCCGGCATGGTCAAGGAAGCCATGAAGACCATCGGCGATCTGGATCTGGAGCCCGCCCTGGAGCGGCGCTTCGCGCGTATCGACGACATCAACGTCAATGACGTGCTCTGGGTCGACAACAACGTCAAGCCGTTAATGAAGGGCGGCATCGGCGACGCGCTGATGGACCACGTCGAAGAGCACCGCTCCCACGACGACGAGGAAGATCGGGCCGAAGACATCCCCGTCGACCAGCTTCTCAACGGCATGCTCGGAGACATCACGTCCATGGAGGTGCTGCTGAAGGGCGAGCACCTGGACAACCTCATGTCGCTGACGGCTCCGGTGTACCCGGACCCGCAGCAGTTGTTTCGCTGGGGCAACGACTTCGCGTGGTCCTACGCTGGCAACATCGCCGACTCGATCAAGGAGCGGGTCCGCAAGGCCGGCGGCAAGGTCACAGGGGTCCAACTCCGGGCGTCCTTGTCCTGGTTCAATCTCGACGACCTTGACATCCACGTTCGCGGGCCGGGCGGCCACATCAGCTTCAACAACAAGCGCGGGCGGTGCGGCGGCCGGCTTGACATCGACATGAACGTGAGCGCAGACACCCGCGAGGCCGTCGAGAATATCGTCTGGTCGCAGGTGCCCGACGGGGTCTACCAAGTCTCCGTGCGTAACTACACCCACCGCGAGACCGTTGACGTCGGCTTCGTCATCGAGATCGAGAACCAGGGGCGTATCTCGCACTTCAACTTCCCGCATGAAGTCATGAACCGCCAGGAGATCCCGGTCGTGTCGCTGCAGGTGAAGGACGGCGTTGTCTATGACACGGAGGCGCTGGATCCCCGCATCACCAGCAACGCTGTCGGCCAGGAGAAGTGGGGGCTGAAGACCGAGAACTTCGTCAAGGTCAATACGGTGACCCTCTCCCCCAACTTCTGGGGCGACAACGCCGTGGGCAACCAGCACACGTTCTTCGTCCTCGATGGGGCATTGAACGACGAACCCACGCGCGGCATTTACAACGAGTTCCTGCACCCACGCCTGGAACAGCACCGCAAGGTCTTCGAGGTCATCGGGGACAAGACTAAGTGCCAGCCCACCGAGGGTCAGTTATCGGGCCTCGGATTCTCGTCAACTAAACGAGACTCCGTGGTCATCCGAGTTAATAACCAGCGCTTATACCGTGTCCGGTTCGGCGCGTAATCGAGGAGAAAGAAAATGGACAACGCCATGTACGACATCGCACTTCGCAACAAGATCCGGTTTGCAAGCGTCAAGGGTCTGCTGACCCTTGAGCAGCTATGGGACGTGCCCCTGCGCTCCCGTGATGAATTCGACCTCGACACCGTCGCCAAGGGTGTCAACCGAGCGCTCAAGGCCATGAGCGAAGAGAGCTTCGTCGCCACGCGCCGGAGCCTCAAGCAGACGTTTGCGGAGACCGCGCTCGAACTAGTCAAGCACGTCATCGCCATCAAGCTCGACGAGGAAGAGAAGGCCGGGAAGCGGGCTGATCGCATCAAGGAACGCGAGAAGCTCCTGGACGCCCTGGAGAAGAAGCAGGACGGTAAGCTCGACGAGATGACCGAGGACGACATCAAGAAGCGTCTGGGCGAGCTGGACGAAGAGTAACGACAGGTTCGGTCTGGAGAAGCAGAAGACGCCCTTGATCGACTGCCTGGATAACGCCCTCGCGCGCGGAACCTTAAAGACGTGGAGATCTTGGTTGCCTCAATGATGGCGGTAGCCCTTCAAGAATTTGTTGCCGAACCAAGTCACCGCTTGAATTTTAACATCACGCCAGAGAGCGCCCACCGCCTCTAGTTACTCTAATTCCTACTTCGCGGCGTGGGTAACTCGCGCCAAATCCACTTCGGTAAGTCAAACTATTTTCCTTGTTTTCTCCCTAAGTACGGGGGTTTCCTGTAAACGCGCGCGTTTCATTCGTGAAATGACGTTTTCGGTTTGTGGTACGGTCACAGGAGCTTTATGGGTTGTTGAACCCCTCAACTGGAGAAAACCATGGCCTTGCCTACAGCGCCTTATGCACTTACCGACATTCTACTCAATCACTTCGACGGCGGAGCTAACCTAACCAAAGCGTCTGGTATTGGGCCGACTCTGGCTGAGTTGTCGCGCGATCTCATCTCGCGCATCGACGACCAAGAAAACGCCATGCTCGACCCGGTCGCGACCGTTGCGGCGCTGCGCGCGGACACGCACTACGTCGACAAGGCGCTCATCTTCGTCGAAACGCACGGACTGTACTACTACGAGAGCACGTCGGTCGCCGTCGATGACGGCAACCTCGTGGTTCAGCCTACGGCGGTCGTCGGCGCCGGTCGTTGGCTGCGTATCAGCGATCTGAGCGCTGGTCACTGGCCGGATCGCGTCATCTACGTGGACGGCTCCAACGGCGACGACACGTACGTTGGCAACATGAAGGAGCCGCTGGCCACCATCCAGGCTGGTATCGATGCTGCCGGTGCGCTGGCGCCCACCATCGCCGCGCCCGTCATGGTCGCCATCATGGCTGACACCTACACCGAGGATTTGTCGATTCACGGTGACATCGACTTCAGCGGCCTGATTCTCTGGGCCGTCGGCGGCAAGGTGATGGTCGAAGCTACGACCAACTCCGCCCTTATCATCAGCAACGCAACCGAAGCGAGCATCGCTTTGTACCGCGCTGCCGGTGCGGATCCGACGCCCGTCGGTGGTGACCTCGCCCAGTTGGTTGCCGGCGCCGCTGGCGTAACTACCGAGGTCACGCTCCACAACATCATCTTCGGCGCTATCGGTAGCGTCGTGGTAGACGCGCAGGTCGTTGGCGTCGGCGCTGGTGTTGCTTTCGGTACGACCGGTATCACCTTCCTCGAGTGCGGTATTTACGGCGATCTCATCACGGAGAACGTGGTCAACATCCAGATCGCAAACGGTTGCGTCATCGGTCAGGACTTGCGCTTCTGGAATACCAACCAGATCAACTATCTGCGTTCCAACATCGTTCGGAACGTGACGGGTAGCTGGGATACGGCGCAGAACGTTCCGTCGGTTGCGACCAACCTCGGCCTCATCAGCGGGTACGGCGGCTTCATCGGTGGCAACCTCACCTACGACGGTGGCGCGACGGCCGCAGACGGCGTCAACGACCCGGGTAACGGTGTCATCCGCGGATTGAATCTTGTCGGCAACTTCGACATGGATGACGAGGCGACTCTGTTCATGGAGAACTGCGATATCGGTGGCTCCGGTGATGTCGAAGGCGACGCGGTCCTGACGTTCGTTGGCGTGGATATGGTCGGCGCCCTCGTGATGGTGAACGCTGGTGGTGCTGTGGCCTGTACGTTCGATGCCGGGAATCTGCTCGGTGCGTTGACGGACGCTGGTGCGCGCCTGGCCATCACCGGCAACATCGCCGGTCAAACGACCATCGGCGGCGTTGCGACCCGCACGCTCGCGAGCTTGCCGGTGTTCGTCCGTGAGCTGGTGATTCCGTTCGGTGACGCTTCGACGGCCGGCGTGGCTATCGCGCTCCCGTTCGCTTCGGCACTTCCGGCCAGCGCGATGCCTATCGGTGGACGCATCAACGTTGCAACCCAGTACGACGACGCGGGTGGTACCATCACCGCCTGCACGGCGCAGTTGGGTGTCACTGGAAACCCGGATCTGCTCCTCGATGCCGGTAATGACATCTTGGGTGGAACCGGTGACTTAGCTGCCGCTGGTGACGCATTCGACGGAACGCTGGCGATGTTCCCCCGCGGTACCATCACCCCGTTGGTCACCATCACAGCGACCGGCGCCAACCTCAGTACGCTGACTGTTGGCTCGATTACCGCGTATCTGTACTTCGTAATTCCGCAGGCTTAGACCTAGTCTTCGGGGGGAGCCGGCAAGCTCTTGATTTTGGCGAGCTGGTTTCCCCCCGCCTGCAGCATGACGTAATCACCCGACTCCTCACACTTACCAACAATCAGCGGCGCGCTTCCACGTCCGTGGTACACCATCGCGTGGTCATGCCCCGGTAGGATGCACGGCCCTTCGACCTTGAATGACTCCCCGGCGTTTTCCATGATTGTTGTTGCCAGCACCGTGTTCAGCATGGCCGTCAAGTCGAGCTGACCCTCTTTGTCGTTGGGTGTATGAAACTCCCAGTTGGACGAGAGTTTGCCGCAACCGAAAGCGTAAGGCTGTAACGCAACGTTGTTGATTTTGACGTCGTTCGGTAGTTCGTGCAGTGGACCACAGTCGTATCCGAGTCCGCGAGCCATGATTCGGATGGTGCTGGGGATTTCGAACCCTTGCTCGCGCAGGTCTTCATCACTGAGCTGACCAGCGCGTTTGGGATCTAGAGGTCGTAGGCCGTTCATCGCGTGTACATTGACGTTGTCTGCCGGTACGTGGAGGTGGTGCTCGTCGAACGGGAATAGTGATTCTAGCCCCAGCTGCCGGCTCAAGACGCGCTGTACGTTGAGCGGGTTTGCCAGAAGATCCTCAAACCGTATCAAAGTGAAGTTGGGGATCATACCCTGAGCGAACCGCATCATGTACGTGGACATGGCTTGCCATCGTTCAAGGGCGGTTTTACGGTCTTTTCCAAATGCCAGTTCGTCCCAATACGGCTTACCCTTCTGTTGGCTAGTCAGCATGGAGGCGGGGTGTCGGGCGAGACCGATGACGTGTGCACCTTCGGATACCAGCTTGTCGAATTTTTCTTGGCTCCGCCACGGCATCTCGGGGCGTTTCCAGATGATAGCTTCTGGTTTTGGATCGAGCGTGGGGAACGTTCTGGTCCAGAAGTAGTTGGACGGCTGTTGTTCGAATTCCGGTGGCATCCAGCAGTTTTTGAAGCAGTACGCAAACAGTACCTGCAACAGGCTGGTTCCAGATCGAGGGCAACCGATGATTACGATTTGTTTAGGCTTGTTTTCAGTTGTCATGTGACTGTAGACAATTCTTTCTTGGTTGAAGTTGTTAACGTGATTTCACTTCTACGTATGGATAATAGCGCTTTCGCTTCTTGCTAGTCGCGTTTTCGTTGTATTCTGAGCGTGTTTTTAGCGACGATTCCGTCCCTAGGGCATCTTTTTGATGCAGAGCACGAGAAACGTGGGGTTTTGACCCCGGTAGGGAGAAGGCGTGGCGCGTTATCAGTACTCGTTCGATCGCCCGTTTACCGTTATCCAGAGCGCAGCCGCTGGCCAGAACATGGCCGGTACACTTCCGGCCGTTGAGCCAACGCCTGAGACAAACGGCGTTCGGTACGCGGAAGCAGTCGCGGGCGTCGCTGGTCTATTCCATCTTCATGCAAGGTGGGATTTGGACATTCGGCGCATAACGATTGTCCTACCCGGCGATCAAACGACTTGCACCGTAAATATCATTGAAGACGGATTGACCGTTGAGTGGGCTAACTTCGGGGCTGGCGTTACCTCAGTCATCCTTGAAGGACCGATGCCAATCCGTGCTAACGGAGACATCCAAATCATCACCACGGGAGCCCCGACAGACGTTATCACCGCGAAGGTAACCGCAATCCGCGCCAACCATACGAGGATTCGTTAACATGACTGGTCGCCGATACCCAGCAATGTGGGTGAATGGGCACCCGTACCCCGATCCGATTCATATCGCCACGTTCGCTGGCGAGGTATACACCTCGTACCAACTCGGCGCCGTCGTCGTAGCAGACGATACCGGCGAGATGCGTACTCGAGGTCCGCTCAGCTGGATAACGTACGTAGGTGCGTTCGCGGGTGCGCCTACCGTTGCTGTTTGGGGAGCCTTCGATCCGGTTACCATGCAATTCACCACGGGTGGTGCGGTCCAAGGTATCGTTATCCCTGACACAGCTCTATCTGGTGGCGCCGGTACAATGTCGCTTGGTGCTGAAGTCAGTACAGACATCGGCGGTTACGTATCCGTCACAGATCCTGGTTTTGCCGTTGCCGGCACAGCCGTTCCGAGCGTGACGCCCCAGGCCGCAATAAGCGGCGCCCTCGTCAATGTAGCTGAGCTGATTGACGCGGCGACCGGAGACCATATCGAGACCGATGACGGCGAGGAGGTCTTCGGCCTCGTTCAGAGCCTCGCTGCCGTCGTAGATGGCGATGCTGTTGCCGCCAATCCAACAGAGAACCTTCAGATTAGCTTTGTGTATCGTACCAAGGCGGCGCCGGCTACGCTGGCGCTGTATACAATGGGCGCGGCAACCACGTGCTACTTCAGAATGCGCCGCCACTGGTACTTGGCTGCTATTCCGTACGAATCGTTCGTGACGGACACCGATTCGGACGTCGAGATTCTGACTCAGGTGTTCCGGATTGCTACGTTCACGGGCGCGGTTTATTCAGACTACCCGCTCGGGGCCGTTGTTATTGCAAGGGACACTGGAGAAGAGCGTACGGTTGGTCCAACAGCGTGGGCTGCGTCGCCGCGGTATGAAGTACTGGTGGGTGCCCACACCTTGGATCACATGGATGGAGGAAAAACCTTCATCGCCAACAGTGCCGGTGGTGCATTTCAGATCGACTTACCGGCCACCCCCACGGATTTGCTAGACACCTTTTGGCGTCCAGTTATCGCCATGGGGGCGCTGGCGACCAACGCTGTAACCATCGACGGCAACGGAAACAGCTTGTATGTGGATGGTGTAGCGGCGCCGGCCAACCAAACAGATCTGAATGCTCCAGGCGACTCGATACTGTTACTTACGGACGGCGTATCGTACTACGTGTTCTCGGGCGGTGCCGGAAATCTCAAGCGTACCGTGGTTAACGTGGCTACCTATGACACCACGACCGGCGATAGCTTCTTGGCTATTACGCGCACCGCAACAGGTGTCTGTGCTGTCCGGCTGATGGATGCCTTACTAGCCATCCCAGGGAAGCTGGTTCGGATGAAGGATGAGGGCGCGAACGCCAGCGTGTTCGCCGTCACGGTGACCGCTGAGTCCGGGCAGACCATCGACGAGGACGCAAGTTGGCCCATCGAGGGTGATGGTGAAGAATTTGGATTTTATCATGACGGCGTTAACTGGTTCGTGCTGTAGGAGACTGACATGGCGATGAGCAATGTATTACGTGGACTCGCTAAGGCGAACCTCCCAGCGGCGGTTGCGGACGGTGTTCGCGTAAGAGCCTTGATGGACCTGTATGGGCGCTGGCGCTCCGCGTATGAAGACGCCGCGGGGAAATTCATTCGCATCGGAGAAGTGGACCCCCTCTCGGCCCATTACTCCAGCAAGACGCTGGACACCGCTGCCCTGGCAGCAGCCACCACGTTCTACGAGTACGTGGACATGGACGGGTGGCGTTACCTTTGTATGCAGCTGCTGCCCACGATCAACACCGACTCCATCACCATGACGTTGGAGGCCACGGTTCAGGACGACGGGACCGCACCGGGGTCGTGCGACTACGAGGACATCACGCTGGCGTTTACCGGAGCGTTGTCCTACACCGACACGGACGAGCTGTGGGTCATCGACACCCCTGTGGCCTTCAAGTACGTGCGACTGGTGTACGTGACAGCAGCTGGCGCTGGTGATTCGCTGATGACCGCGCATATCAAGAAGATGTGGTAGGAGGACGACATGGCAGACCAAGATTTGATCAAGACCGAGGTGGACAAGAAGGCTCTTGAAGACCTGACGAAACCGGCCAAGCCTGCTACCGCACCCAAGCCGGACCTGAAGAAGGCTGACATCGAAGCGGCCATCCCGCTGCTGGTGGACGTGGAGGCCAGCAAAGGGTACCTCAAGATTGCCCAGGCCGTGGGCATCCCTGTGAGCGACGTGAAGCTGATCCACCAGGCCATGCGTGCCCGCATCTCAGAACTGACCCCCATCGAGGATGAACCCGTCGAGGTCGTGGAGGTCATCAAGTGAGCGTGCAGTCCACCCTTCCGGCCGATCCAATCACCATCGGGTCGGATACCTTCCCCGGTCGTCCATTCCTGGGTGACATCGCCAAGGTGAAGCTGTGGGCACAGGCACTCACACCACTTCAGATAGCTGACATCTACGAAACCGAGCGACGGGGGATAAACAAGCCATGAGCATCCTCCAAGAATTGATCGAAGAAGGCGTGCTGGCGGCGTGGTATGACTACAAATCCGGTCATTCCGACGACCTGAGCGGGAATGGGAACGATGGGACGCCGGTAAATGACCCGGTATTCGTTGGCCGGAACGGACTCGATTTCAACAACGGTACTACCAAGACGGTGGACTGTGGCGCGGGGCTCAATACCCTTCAAGCCGTAACGGTGTGCAGCTGGTTCAAATGTGACGCCATCGGGGTCAATCAGTGGGTTTTTAACAGGTGGTTTGACGCTAATGATAGCTGGGGCTTGCTTATCTCGTCCGGTGGAAACATCAACATCTTCGATGACATCGACGCTGGTAGTGCTGTGATCTACACTACGGCATTTGATAAAAATGTGTGGCACCACGTTGCTGCCGTGATTGCAGCAGACAAGGAACAGAAGCTCTACTTGGACGGCGTGCTCGTTGGAAGCGGTACAGCCACATCTGATTTCTGGGATAGCTTCGCGGGCGAGTTCGCTGTTGGATCCCGTACGGGAGCGGGCACCCTAGGACTATTTGGCTCAGTTCGAGATTGCCAGGTCGTCAGCCGCGAGCTGGACATCACCGAGATCAACACCCTGATGGGTGAGACCCGTGACCAACGCTGGCCCACCAAGCCCACAGCCCGTATCCAGCCCATCATGAGCATCGACGGCAACCAAACGGACCTGGAAGCGGCCTACGACATGCGGCCCCAGGGTAATCGCCTCATCGACGCCTCCCCCAACGGGAACGACGGCACCATCGAGGGCAGCGTCTACCACGGCAGAGACTTGCTCGGGGACTACATGCACGTCGTGGGGAACGCGGGCTACGTGCTCTGTGGTACCGGCATGAATGTGCCGGACGATGCGACGTGGGAAGCGTGGGTCCGGACAACTGACGCAAGCGGGACCATCATCGGAAAGTGGTACGCGGGTGGTGCTGCGCGCTCCTGGTCCTTCGGTTTCGCCGTTGGGCGACTCGGGCTGGGGGTCTCCTCGACGGGTGCAAACTTCGAGTCAGAAACGGACCAGTCTGGCGTCTTGATCAACGACGGTGTTTTGCACCACGTCGTAGCGGTGTACGACAAATCCGCAGACAGCGTGTCCTTCTACGTGGATGGGCAGTTCACGGAGACTGACACCTTCACCACCACCACGGGGGGAATTTTCAGTTCAGCCGCCCCCGTCTGGATCGGAGAAGAGGCTTCAGGTGTTGTCTTCAATGAACTGGACGGGGACATCTCCCAGATCCAGATGCACCAGCGCAAGCTGACCGCCGATGAAATCCTGGCCAAGTACGAGGCAGGTGCCAATGCCGTCCAGTTCAAGACCGATTGGGGTACGCCCGTCACGATCCCTGCGTCAGTCGGCGCTGGCGCAAGGTTGGGTCCGTTCACGGTTTCCACCGGCACCCACAAGATCACCACCGACACCATCGAGGGGCAGCTGTGCAAGGTCATCGAGTGCGTGACCGCGGGCGTGGTCTACGTCGACATGCTGGCGTTCATGGGCACCGAGGAAGCTGCATTCGGTACCTGGGAGATATGGGTCCGGAAGGATGACACCGCCAACGACATGGACCTGGTGTTCATCGCGGACACCATCGGCGGGCTGGAGGCTGGCACGCAGGACGGGTACGGCTTCCGGTACATGAACACCGATGACGGGATCTACCTCTACGAGAGCGTGGGCGGTGGCCTAACGGAGCTGGGCCATTTCATCGGGTTGACGCCCGCAGAAGACTGGTACTTGCTCCACCTGGACCGACACGTTTCTGGCATGTTCGATATGTGGGTCATCAATGACGGCGGCGTCGGGTCGTCGCTTGATCTCACCACTGTGACCTCGCGCTACATCTGCCTGGAGATGGACGCAGGTGATAAGGTGGCCTTCGCTGACGTCCAGGGTAACCATTCAATCGTCAAGAAAATTGGAGCCGTGTGATGGGTGTTACTCGTTCAAGTCAGCAGACAAATCCCTGGTCGGTCCCGGCAAATGCGATCACTGTTTCTGCCAATGGTGGGGCGATGTTCGCCACCGTAACAGAGGCTATTGCCGCGATGGGTGTGGGCCAGATGACCGTGCTGGTGTTCGGCGGCACGTACGCCGAGAACCCCGGCGCTGTTCCTGACGGCGGTGTTATTCATGGAATCGGCAACCCGGTGATCGGCACTGGCGCTGGACCCGTGTTCACGGTGGCGAGTCCGGGGACTGGAGAGATCGCACGCTTGACGGGCTGCATGACGGTGAGCGCTACCGCTTGCCTGACTGCGACGGCGGGCGCGATCTTCGAAGTTGACCCCGACGTCACGCTATCCGGCACGACGGCCGGCCCCTGGCGTATCGGCCGCACGATCTACCTGGCCAGCGGCGACGCGATAGCCACCTACGCCCCGGCAGACGGTAGCCTTTGCGCGGTGGCTGAGGGCGACGAACTCTGGTACGGCACGGAAAATGTCACTGTGCACATGGAAACGGTGGGCGGTACCGACTATTGGGTCGGGCAGGATCTGAACATTGGAACATCCGGACCATTTGACGCGCCGTTCAACATCGACGGAACGGCGTTGACACAGCTAAACATTGCCCTACCCGATGGGTCCGCTGGGTTTATCGCGAGGACCTTCAAGGCGACCACATACGCATGGGGCACAAATAACGGGACGGACTATTGGACCATCTCGCTCAAGTTCCATGATACGGTTTACGCCACTATCAGCACGGGCACGGTTCCAGACGCGACCGGTAAATATATCTATCACGATGTGGCGGTTGATACATATATCGTTGCATACGCGGACCTTGCCGACACGCCACATGCAAGCATGGCCTATGCCCAGTCGTTGAAATTCGCGTCCTCTGGACACTTCAGTGCTTTCGGGGTCGGTGGTGTCTACGCGCCGGTCTACGAATAGGAGGAGACCATGAAGAAACACAGATGGTGGATTGACGACACATCCAAAGACATCGACTACATCGTGCCCGACGACTACACAGCGGGCGATGGCGGCCTCTACAACCCAGCCGGGAACCTGGTAATCCCTATCACCAAGGCTGGCGCACTGATGGAGCCCGATGCCGAACAGGAAGACGAGTACGCCACGCTTGACCCGGAGGTCACAGGACCGCCCGAGGTGTATCGCGAGCAGGTGCAGGCGATGATCACGACGCTGGCAGGGGACGCGCTGGCGAAGCAAGGCATCACACCGCCCGATCAAGAGGTGCTGTACCTCGACGACAAGGGCAAGGTCAAGAAGCGCAAGGCGTCGGCATTGGTGATCGCTGCTGTACCATTGGCGAATTCAACCAAATGATGATGTACGGGAACATCACGTAGAGTAATTCTGGCGGTAACTTATGTCTGATACTTTTTACCTGAACGACACTGGCGATGTTATCACCGCTTCCGTTCTTATCGACCTGACCGGAGCTACTGTCACAGAGTTCCGCGTGCGAAAGCCCGATGGTTTGGAGTACACGTGGACAGCCACGGTTGATGTCGTAAATCCCGGTGAATTGAGCTATACCATCGTTACCGACGATCTAGATCAAACGGGTATCTATTACTTCCACGCGCGCGTTGTAGATGTTAGCGGTGATATTCGAACGTTTCCCGTAGCCGCTTTTTTGGTTGCGAGTAAGTTCTCTATCGTTTGCGATGCAAACGCGCCTGATTTTTGTAGTTCCTGAAAAGTTTGCAAGCCGCAAACTTTTGATTTTTTAAAAGAAAAAGTCACGACTAACCGAGCGGCTGTTTCCAGCCGCTCGGTGAGCGTTTGTAGTTAGATGTTTGGGGGTTAACCGATGCCGATCCAGTCGATGGTGTCGCCAAGCACGAAGATCGTGTTGTTGTCCGTGACAACCAGTCGATACAGGTGGCCGCTGACCAGCTCCCAGTAGGCGGCGACATCAGTCGCGGTGACGGGCTTCAGATCGCCGTTGATGTCCATGATGATCAGACCGCGCAGGTGCGGGGTGCCGACGAAAGTAGCGGACCCGATGACCACTTCGCCAGGAACGGCCAGGACAGCGAGATCCTGCGTAGTCATCGTGTAACGATCTTCGGCGAGTACCTTCTGGGTATCCACCGCGCCGTTGGTCATGAGCGCTGCACTGAGGTCCACGTTGGTGGTCGCCTCGGCGAGAGCCATGTTGGTTTCGTCATCACCGACGAGAGAAACGGTGTCACCAGTCATCAGACCGGCCGTTACGCCAGCGTAAGTGTCGCCATTGATGGCGGCCACGAGTGCGGCGCTAGCGATGGCAGCGGTGAGACCGGCAGCGACGTCAACCGCCACGTAAGTCGCGACCGTTACAACGCCAGTTGCGGTGAACTGGTAGACGCGACCGCCGATGGTGACGAACTCGTCCTGGACGACGACGCCGCTGAAGTACATGTATCCGTGACTTCGGTGCGGCGAACCAACAAACATCGTATCATCGGCCGCGCCGATCATACCGACAGGAAGATCACCTTGTTCGCGTGGGGTTCCCATATCAAATCTCCTTGATTTTAGGTGCGTTGTTGCACATTTCCATTAATCTAAGATACCGTCGGATCGATTTCGGTTGCATCATAAAAATGAAGTAACTAACATAGTTCTTAGGATTTACGTGGACAACTGGAGGAAACGATGGCGGAAAACGCTAAGAAGAAAAAGGGTCAACGCCCAGAAGATCTTGGAGAAACGCCTTATAAAGGTGGGCGAAACGTCTCGAAGACGCCGTCGAAAGAATCGGAGGTAAAGCCGCCGTGGACTCGAGGGGCTAATCGGGACGGTGACTTTTTAGTAAAATAGCTAATCAATTTCAGCAATTTGTTGCTCATCGTCATTATCGTGATAGAATTTTACTAGTAACAAAAAACGTTTAATTGCTTGGTTGCTGTCTTTTCTTTCTTCGACGCTTTTGCACCCACCTATAACGGTTGAGTAATGTCTATCAAATACTTCGCCGATTTCAGCGTAATTGTATCCACTTTCATGACATAGATACATAGCTACCTGTCGAATCAAAGCTAACGGTTGGTTACGTTTTTTTCCGAGTAAATCTTTTCTATTTATTTCGCACGCTTCGCAAACCGTGAGAATTATCTTGTCTATTTTTACTACAATCTGAGTCCGTTCATCTGAAACTGTAGACATTCCCTTAAAAGTTTCAATCGTAGAAAATAGCCTACTGCATACCTTACAGATACGGAGTCTTTTTTTGGTATGCGCCCCCAAATCGCGAGATTGAAGAATGGTACTTTTTGACATGCAATCGTGATTGTCGGGGAAGATTACCATGTTAGTTCTCGAAGTTAGTAATAATGAGGGTTTTTATACCAGCGCGTTTTTCAGTGTCTGAATTAATTGAGCGTCGTTCGTGAACTTCGTGAATGAACATATCATCATACAACGAACGAATCAAAGACGTGTCGCTATTTGACAGAATAACGTAAACGCCTTTATCAGCTAATTCGTGCATAACAAAAGAAAGTCGACACTGGTCTTTAGACGAAAATCCACCAGCCGTAAACGAGCTAAAGGCGTCAGGCGTTTCCTTGTCGTAAGGCGGGTCAAAATAAACCAGGTCTCCAGTAGAAGCTTCTCGAGTCGTTTCCTCGAAATCGCACGACATCATTACGGTTCCATCAAGAATTCTAGCGGCTTCAATGGTATTAGCAATCTTGACGGTTGGTGTTGTAGCAAACTTTCCAATTGGAGCGTTATACTCCCCGCTTTTGTTTTCCCGCCACAAACCATTGAAGTTTGTTTTGTTTAGGTAAATAAACAAGTAAGCTAACTCGACAGCGTCGAAACTGTTTACGGGGAAGGTTCCATAAAGCTGCGACCGTAGATCGTTGTAGCGTTCACGTGCGCTGTAGTACTGTTCGCTCGTAAATGATTCCAGCGTCGCAGCTACGCGGTTAAGCAACTCATTCGGCGCTTGCGAGAGTTGGTGGTACGCATTCATGAGTGCGCGATTCGCGTCGTTCACGATAGCTTGACGGGGTTCCAGGTGGAAAAACAACGCGCCTCCACCGAAGAACGGTTCGTAGTAGACGTTGAAGTCGTCCGGAATGAATGGTTCTAGCTTCCGCAATAGTTGCCGTTTCCCACCGACCCAACGAAAAATTGGAGATGCGCTCATTTTTTCCTCTACTAAGCTACCGCACCGGATGGAGCGTGGATTCTGATTTCACTGAAGTTAGGCGTTAGATCGGTAAACAACACGGGCTTACCGTTTTCGTCCTCGGTTCCTTCTCGCGCTTTCAACCATTGTAGGCGCAGAGTCAGTATTTCAACAAACTCGAGTTCTTCAGGAGACAAAGGAATGAAAGCGACGATTACATCGCAAGTAGCCGCGATAAGGATTTTTGACAGACCTAGATCTTTGAAGGTCAGCGAGTCTTTCCCGATAGCGTCTGGTAACAGCTGTACAGCTGAGATGACGGGAATGTCAGCACTGATAGCCCACACCTTTAGGTCTTTGACGTTCTGGCCGACGTACGCCCAGTCCGATTCGTTTTTGTACTGACCGTCACCTGAAGGCCTCATGATTCCGGCGTAGTCGACCAAAATCAAGTCTGGTTTCCAACCTTCTTTCCGTTCAAGCCTCGCTAGTTCAGCGCGCATAAAGCGGACGGAAGCGTGCTCTGGAATGGACGTAATTTTAACGCCAGCGCCAGCGACTTGCCGTAGCTTCTTAACGGAAGCGCGCCACATTTCCAGATCTTGATCGGTGATATTTTCGGCGTTGCGGAAGTGTTTCGTTGAAACACCCGACATACGTGAATAACCACGAAACGCCGTCTGAACCAAGCCCATTTCAATCGTGAAGAAATGAACTTTTCGACCCTGCTCGGCGGACGAAATAGCTACGTCCATGAGGCTGACGGATTTTCCCCCACCCGGAATAGCGGCGAATACCATTAACTCGCCGCCTAGAAGACCACCGTTGAGCACGCGGTCGATCGGCTCTATCCCAAGCGGGATGGCGTTACTTTCTTGCGGATTTTCGCGGCGATCAAGAACGTCTTTTTCTCGTTCTTCAAAGTCTTCGACGAGGTCTGTGGTTTTGACGGTGTCGGTAATCGCCGCTTCGACCGTTGTGGCACCTTGCAAGTAATCCAGACACGCCGTGGGTCCTTCTTGCCGTAGGATGTCAATGGCAGATCCGAGCTTGCGTCGAAGGTCGATGTCTTCGTGGGTGTCAAGAAGTCTTCGGATGTAGTAATCGATCTTGGAACCGTCGATATTCCGATCTTCGACGGCGTTACGCGCACGTCGCGCGTACGCGATAATATCGTCGGCGTGATCCGGGATTTCTTGAGTTGCCAGATCTTGTAAGAGATCTAAATCTGGAATGTCGCCATGTTTTTGAAAGTAGTCACGAAACAAACCCCAGATACGGTGTGGGGTTGGTTCATCAAACGCGTCTGTAGGAAGACCGCCTTCGTCGAGATAGTCGTGAACGGGAGCGTTTTTGAGAGCGCTGCCAATCAGGATTTCGTCGGGCGTAGGCGTGCTCACGAGCCCACCACTTGCTTGAAGACGTTTTTCGCCTTGAGTGGGCGCATGTCTTGAACGCCCTTGATTTTTATAACGTGCATTGCTTCTTGAACGAGGGACCACAACCTTGGCGGCATTGGTTTTTGGTTTTCCTCTTTGTTAGTTGCCTCTTGAATTAGCGTAGTGAAGATGGTTACGCCGCGCCCCCGACGAGCTTCTAAAATAGATTCTAACTTGTTACACATAAGAGGGTGGATTTTTCCAGTCCAACCATTCATAACGTTGTCGATGATAAGCACTTCAGCTTTGTTGGTGATGGTATCGACGCGACGCTCTACGCTTTTGTCTCTCATGGCGTCCATGACGTCTTTTGTGAAGTTGTTGTTGTCGTAAAACCAAACCGAAAAATTTTGTTGGACAGCTTGTTTGGCGATATGAGCCGCAAGAAACGTCTTACCTACACCAGGACTACCTGAAATAAGCAATCCTACATGTTGCTTATTAATAAACTCGTCTAGATGTTCAACGTAACTTTCCACGTCATTCGTGAACTGATTAGACCCACACGGCAACGTTTGAATTTTATGATACCAGTAGCTTTTTGGGATCTGGCACATAGCGAATGCGTAGAGCGTGCGTTCGACGTCAGGATCCGTCCAACGTTTAGCCTCTTCCGGACACGCCCGCATGACCGTTAGCGTCTTGGCGTCCAGGGGCACGATTCGTAACTTGTACAGATCGATGTGATTCAACTTGACCCTCTTTGCCACGGGTATCTAAAGAGAAGTTTGTTTGCAATCAGATAATAGCGCTTGCGCGCGCTAGTACACCTTTACCTCAACCTCTTGGTTGGCGCCTAGTCCTTCGATCTGAATTAGCGTGTGAACGACACCCGCAACGGAGTCTGTAACGTCTTTAGACGAGCCGGGCGCGTGGTCGATTTTCTTACCCGCGATCTTCTCGAGCCGTTGCGCTTCGTTGATGAATTGCTCGTGATAGTAGTAGTCAAGACGTTCGTCCAGCAACGTTTCCTTGAAGTCGATGTAAGGTCCGATGTCTCGATCTACCGATAGATACTTCGCGGCGTAAAAACGATCTTCGAGTTGTTGCATCAAGTAAGCGCTCTGGAATCCATCCATGGTTATGACGGCGATTTGAAATCCCCGACGAGCCAAGGCGTCTACCCAACCAATCAACTCCTCCATTCGGATAGCGCCGCGTTCGAATTTTCCACCAGGTCCGACGCGTTCCACCTGTCCTTTCAGAGCGTGCATCATGTCGATAACTATTTTCGGTTTTCCTTTGTCGTTGTAACTTTCGACGTGACCCATTGCGATGCCACAGGCGTCGTGCTGCCGATCGCGCGTAGTTCCAATCTCAACGGTATCAACGCGTCGGAACTGCTTCCCGCCAAGCGCTACGTCGAAATGTATCGCGTACCACAGGTCTGGATTCGCTGGCTTAAACCATTCAGCAAGTTCCCAAGTTTGCTTCTCACGATTGTAGACGATTGGGTCTGACCGGTCCGTGTTGACGAGACTTGCCACGATCTTGATGTTTTCAAAGAACCGAACAATAGCAGCGGAAGGTCGAGCGGCCAGATCTCGAAGTGACCCTTCAGGGTTTGTCTTAAAGACATCCCAGTATTCCATCGGAACCTTTATCCATTTGTTATTTGGAGGGTCGTAGGTTTCCGGGTTTTTGACTAGTTCCGCGGTTTCAATATTGACGTGAAAAACGGGCTTGCCCTGCGAAAACCACATCGGAAGTTTTCGATCCCAAATGGGTCGGCGAATGACGTGCGCCTTGACGTTTTTCAGATCTGTTGTTCGAACCTCAATTTCTTTTCGTTCAAGAAAATCACCGATGTAGAGCGGTGAGCCGGCGATTACGCGCATACCCATCTTCGCCCCGAATCGGGAGTAGATTCGTCGATCCATTGCGGAGTAGACGAGATCAGCTAGATCGTCCCCGCGTCGAGACTGAAACAACGTCGCCTCATCCATGATTCCACAAAACACTGAATAGCCAACCATCGAGCCCATGCTCGAACCGCCAGGTGTGATGCAGATATTCTTGCGGATGACGCCGTTTTCAAGATCTTCTAACCTCAGTTTGTTGGTTCTCGGAACGGAGTCGAACATCAGTTCGCTGGTAACGCGGTCGTTAGGCGGGTAGTTCCGCATGAACCATGGGTTGTTGACGATTTTGTTTTGAACTTCGCTGAATACCACCTTCTTCGCGTTTTCTTTTGAGATCGAGGCGTTGATGATGGAAAGCTTGGAGCCTGGTGAGATTTCGTGACCGCGGCTAGTGAAGTATTCGGGTGGGTTACGTAAGCATAGAAGACAGTGGGCTACGTAAGCCATGATTAAGCTAAGTAAATAAGATTTACCAAGCCCAATAGCGCCTACTACAATACCTAAGTTATGGTCCCAGTGAAGTGGTTCGCCTTCGAACAACTTACAAAACTCACGTTTAATTACAGAAGCGCATTCACGTTTAAGACCGCAGTAATCACGACTGTTGATAAATTGAAGTGGTTCGGCGGGATCGAATTCCCATTCGGCGTGACCGCCTTTAACTGTAATGATTCGGTCGTAAAGTTGTCTTAGCTGGCTATTATCAAGTCGTCCCAGCTGGTCCTTGAAGTTGTCTGAAGATGGCATTCTTTAAGCGCTCGCATTGCTTGGGGTCTTTGATTGATTCATTGATAGCGTTCGCCATCGCTTCTACCATAGCGGTATCATCTCGCACAGTCACCTTTTGGTTGACGTTTACTTGAGGTTGTAAGACGCCAAACTTGTGTAACAGTTTTGCTTGGTGGTCTTCTTCGGCACGGATTTGCCGCATGGTATCCAGAGCACTTTTGTCATAGGTCTGAATCGACTTAGCGTAGTCGGCGTTTACGCTAGGGCGCTCATCCCCTAGTCCGGCTCTGATCCCCTCAAGGATGGCTTGCTTCTCTTCTTCATTTTCCCGGAGCATGTTCCAGAGACGTCTGATTCGTTCGTCTGTACTTGAAAGCGCGTCTAGTAATACTTGTTCCGCGCGCGTGCCATCTTTATTGGCTTGCAGAGAGTCTCGCGTACGCTCTCTAACGAGCGCCATGTCGTTGTAGATCGTCTGTAACGAAACCTTGAACTGTCGAGCGATCTTGTTGGCTGGTTGCTTGCCGGTAAGGACCAGAAGCTTGACGGTTTCACGTCGATCTTCCACAGCGCTCGTCTTGGCGAGTCGAAGAGCTTGCTTCTTGGATGCGGTAATAACGCTAGCGGAAACCATGCCTTATGGTATGCGGGTTTGGCGGTTATCCGCAAGGTGTTTTAAACCTGAGCGGTTATGTAGCTGTAGAATAAACCTTGACATAAACGTAAAGTTAGATACAATCACGGTATGAGTTTGCTTTTATTGAAGTTTGGAATCGCCGTCGCAATCGGACTCTTGTTTCGAGTCGTTGTAACCATCAACGATCGGTTGCTCTACAAGAACCAACGAGGAAAAATCGTCGACGAATACCTCAAGAATGGTTACGACGTGAGCTTCGTTGCGCTTTGCGACATGGCTGTCGTCAGTGTTTTTTCGATAGGAGAAGAGATCGTCTATCGCTCGTGGTTGCTGTTGTTGCCGTCGATTTTGGTGTGGCCAGCCGCCGTTTTTAGCTCGCTGGTTTTTTCGTGGCAGCATTATCGACAGTTCGGCAAACCACTTTTCTTCTTTGTTTTCGCTTTGGTTCTTACGGCGTCGCTACTATATCTTGGATGGTGGACAAGCGCGGTGATGCACTTGTCTTTCAATCTAGGTGGTTTAGCGTATGCCTTCTGGCTCGTCAAAAGATCTCGTTTTTCGGTTTCACGCACTTCTAACGATTGATGAGCGTGGGAATCCATACGGCGAAGCGTCTACCGATCCGGAGACCACGACTCTCGACGGACATCTTTCCCGTAATTGGAAAGCTATCTCAGCCAATGGGTATGGAATCGCGCCCATAACTTTCGAGGTTCGAATCCCAGAAGAGGACTTAGAAGTTGACGATGCGGTAATCATCGCGCCTACAAGCCACTCAGTGATTATCGAAGATTCGGTGTCTGAGGTAGCCGAGGTGGTCGCTAAAGCCGCGGAACCTGACGAGGAGAAACGAGTTTCTTGGGATGATGAAGACGACTGGGATCCGGAAGGCGACAAAATCCCCGTGCCCAGAATGCCTGTTTCAGATAACGACGCGCCGGAAGAAGACGAAGATGATTCCGTAGAGTCGGTCGACGAGTCTGATTACGAAGAGATAGATTTCGGCGAAGCGTTTGACGACTCGTCGAGTATCGATGAAAAGTTTGGTCGTTTCTTACCCAACAAAAAAGAAGCGCCACCTAGAAAAACAACGCAAGAGGTTTCTGAAAGTTTGCAAGCCGCAAACTTTTCAGAAAGTGATGATTTGGTAGTCTCGATTATCGGCGAAAGCCAGGAGAGTTAGCATGCAAAAGCAATTCATTCAGCGCCCTGACGGTCCATGGAAGCTCGTTCAGCACAAGGACGCAGCGCATTATTCAGCAGAAGCGGTGCTCGAGGTGACCATCGCCGTTGGGAAGAAGGCACACCAACCGGCGGAAATTCGCCTTACCGATGAGGATCTGGAACGTCTCATGGACGTAAAGGAAATTCGAGATCTATTCCGTCGCCGCTTGCTTGGTGAAGTTCCGCACCGAGAGCAGGTGCTAGCCGAAGAAGATCAAGCGCTATTCCAGGAAAAAATCCTAGCGCGAATTCAGCGGTTGTTTGAGATTTCACCGGAAGCTTTTATGGCGGCGCTGGAATTGCCTGCTGTACAGGCGTCAATCGAGGCTTGGAAAGAATCTCCCGCTGTTTAAAACATGGCTGATGAGACCGAAAACCTTGGTCCTTTTCCGTGTGATCTGACTCAAAAGTCTTTAGTTGTTCGCGATGACCACTGCGAATTATACAACTCTAGATGCTTGAAGATTGCTTGTGATAAGGGGTGGACAAGCTTCACTTGCACTGGTTGTGGGAAGACGAGTTCGTCCGCGCGGAAAATCCAGCTACAGCTAGAATCGACCGCGCGGCATGAACACGTATCCTTACGAGTGTTCTTGGAAAGGGTCCAAAACAACTCTCAACGACGAGGGTACACGCCGGCTAACTTTCTTCGAAAAATCAGAGACGAAGTAAAGACGTATTACGGCCAAGATTCCGCGGAATTGAAATACGTAACTGTACAATTAAAGATGTTAACCTCTGTCTTAAACGAAGAGGATGTAGAAGTAGTTGATTTAAGACATCTGATCGAAGATTCTCAAAAATTAATTATAGGGTTGCGTAAGCCACCATACATTCTTGATATTTACATGAAAGTGTGCGGGTCGTCATGGGGAAATTAAAGCTACGTTTAATGAAAGATATTAGTGACGTTGTTTCTGCGCTGAACTTATCTAACAGTGAAGTTCAAAAGGGTGACGTTCGCAATCAATTAAATCCTATTCTTGTAGAACATTTTCCTGAGCTGACGCCACTGCAAGCTAATTCAATTTCAACCGTAGTTGTCCATTTCATCTACAAAGATTTTGGGTTAATGCGCGGTGAGCTACAATCCATGACTACGAACGATTTAAAGCGTTCAGGCGCTTTATTGGAAGAAGAACGTATCGGCCAGTTGTTTATCGCTGAGTCCGCTGTACGTGAAGGGGTAGCTAAAAGTTGGAACGTAAACGCACGAGGAATTCTCATGATTCAACCAATCCCCTCAAAGGAACCTTTGTCCATACCTTCCAATTTGTCAGTCCCGTAGAAAGCTGTACAGTTCGCGATCTGTTGGCGACGGCGCACGCGTTAGCTGCGATCGAGACCGTGGAGTTGGAATCAGCTCCTTTAGACGATCAGTTGCATTCCGAGAGCTATAACTTGCAACTGAAGGTTCAGTTGAAAGCCGTCCCCGTAGAGAAGGCTGAAACCGAAACGAAGCTGTCGGGCTCGATGATGGTTCAGGAACTGAAGAGGTTGATCGATGCCGTTCGAATTACCGAGTAACTTAGACGCAGACGCTGATTGGCGCTCTCGACCCTTTTCGGTTTACGACACCGAAACAACGGGCGTTGATCGTGACGCTCGACTCGTTGAGATCGCCATCGTTCAGTTCGACAAGGACGGTACTCAGCTGGATGAATGGTCTACGCTCGTGAACCCGCAAACGCCTATTCCGACAGGTGCTCAGAAGGTTCATAAGATCAGCGATAAGATGGTTAAAGACGCGCCTGTTTTTGACGACGATCTCTACAACCAAATCGCAAAACGGTTTCGCGGACATACGCTGGTTGCCTACAACATGTCGTTCGACCACTTCATTCTTCTGAACGAAGCGAAGCGGCTAGGAAAGCCTTGGGGCGCGTTTTTTGGTGCCGATCCGTTGGTCTTGGCTCGACAGATTTTGCCGAACTTACGCGGTGGTTACAAACAAACGAACGTCCTTAAACGACTTGGCTTGTTCGACGAAGACAACCCTAATCACCGCGCATTACAAGACGTGAAAGATACAGCGCGCTTGTTATTCGAGGTGCTTTTCCCTAGGTTCTTAAAGAAAGACGTTAGCTACCAGGCGTTTTGGGATCGTCAGGTAGCGCTAGCGTTACAACACGAAAAGCGAATCAAGATTCGCCGTGCCGGCAAGAAAACAAACACGCCGTGGCACGATTTAACCAAGGAGATTTAAGATGGTGCAACCTACTGGTGTAACGATTCCCGAAGAAGTAGCCAACAAACCTTTGACCAAACGTGACGGTATCATGATTTGCGGTCTCATCAAGAAGTTCGTCATGATTATGACGCAGCCTGGCGACGAAGCGACGATCATGTTGCAGAACATCAACCAAATTGAAAAGCGTATCCTTGGCAGCTAACGATCAACAAGAAGAGGCGTTTGATAGATCGCTTCCGAACTTCGCCTACATGACGACGTCCGCGCTCGTCATGGAGGAAGAAACCGAACTCGTTGATCTTGAGTCATCCACCGATGCGCTAAACCGAATCGCGAACGAAGGGTGGGTGCTCATCACGGTAGATCAAGGTATCGCGTATTGGTGCATGGACATGACGGCGCTCGCGAACACCACCGAGTACGAAGAAGAAACATGTGGTGCGTGTCGCGATCGGAATGGTAACCTCTGCGTGGAAACTGGGTTTTCCGTAAACGCTTCCGACGCGCCCTATCAAGACGGGTGTTTCAAGCCCCTGGAATAAGAAATGCCAAAAGAAGAGTTAAACACTTCCGATTCCGTACAGGCTATCGACGGCGCGGTTGATGCTGGACCACCTTCGACCGACGCTGATTTAGGCGTCAACTTTTACGGCTTGTTCGATCAGGGTGGCGACTTTGCCATCAAAGAATTGATGTTTCCAGACGGTTCCGCTCGTTCGCAGCAGCTCAGCGATACGGACGCTAAGGCGAGGTTTGGGAAGACGCTTTTCGAAGAGATTCTTTACCCCGATTACGATCCTACGTACTGGGCTAAGACGCCCGAGATGAACACGCGCGTACGTACGAGCTGTCGTATCGTTGCACAAAACGTTGCTGGCCTTCGATGGATTTTGTCGCCAACCATCAACGAAGCGACGATGGCCGGCGAACAGATGGAAGAATTCGAACGTCAACAAGCGCTTGTAATGAATCTCCTGGGGCGCCCGAATCCTAAGTGGCCATTGAGCACCCTTTTGTATCGTTGCTGGTACGATCGAAAGGCAACCGGTAAGGGTCACGTGGAAGTTACGCGCGATGTCGTGAGCGAAATCGACGGCTTGTATCACGCTCAATCGAAAGATATTTACCCCCTCAAGCGCGACACTCCAAGTTGGATTCAGAAGAAGCATATTTCTGGCGGGTCTACTGCCGGGTCGACTACAGGTTCAGCTCGGAAGAAGTACTTCAAGGAGTTTGGCGACACGCTCGTCGTCAACGCCGAAACCGGGAAAATCCATGATGGCGCGAAGGACGGCGCGCTGGATGTCAGCCTTCGCGCGACCGAGTTATTCACCTTCATCGAGTACAGCTCCGATCTCGAGAAGGTCGGCGCGCCCCCGCACGCTTCGGCGGCGATGGCGGTTAGCGGGAACTGGTATTCAGCGCAGCGAAACCGTAACACGCAAATCACCGACGCGATGCCGCGGGCCATTATCACGGTAAGCGGTGGTACGCTGACGTCAGAGTCAGAGAAGTCCATTCATCGTTTCTTGAACGCTGGCGCGCGAAACACCGACGATATGCGAAGCAATCGCGTCATGGTGCTATCCGTTCAGAAGGCTGGACCAGCGGCTAACGTTTCGCCTGAGATCAAGGTAATTCCGCTCACTATCGCCAGCGGCGAAGACGCAACCTTCCAGAAGTATCGCGACGCCAATAACGAAGAAATTCGCGAGGCGTTTGGGCTGGCTGCGCTCTTCTACGGTTCGACTGAAGGAACGAATCGTGCGTCCGCGGCCGTTGCGCGGCACATCACGATTGAACAAGCGTTCAAACCTGAGACGGAAGAGCTGGAATACGTCATCAACAACAGCATCATCTTCGACGTTCTCAAATCGCACGGTATTGACGAAAAAGACATCATCGTGCAGTTCAAGATGATTCGTCCACCAGCCGCCGACGAGATCGAGCAATCGCAGCTGATTAGCCGTTACATCCAGGGTGGCGCGTTTAGCCCCAACGACATTCGGCGTTACCTCAATACGCAAGGGTTTAACCTGGCGTTGTGGGAGGGTGCGTGGGCTGAGCTACCGTTGTTTATCACCCTCGGGATTCTCAAGCTGCGAGTGGAACCGGATGATCTTGGATTACCCGGTGATTTCGAAGAAGATGGTGAAGAACCGCCCGAAGATGATGATGACGAGTCTAAGGAACAAGAAGCGGCTGCGCAGGTCATGCGTCACCACATGCCCTCCTTGGTCAAGGATCTTGGTATTTTTGGATTAGGAATTCAGAAACCTTCTTCTTGACAGATTCCTAAAGTAGTAGAAGAATCAGCCTCGAAGGTGGTTCTTCTTCTATGCAATTCCCCACACTCTCTCGACTACAATCCCTCCCCGACGGCGCACTTTGGTCATTGCATGATAGTTTGCATGGCGTATTGGGGGATGTAGACGAAGAGTTTTTGTCTTGGTATCACGCCGAAGTGTTGGCGGTTTTGGATGAACGTTCACTTATTCATCACGTCAATGACGCTTTAGACAAGAAGACGGCTAGTATATCTGATTTCGAGCTTACAACAGAAAAAGAGCAAAAGCACCGTCACGCCTCAATGATAAACCGTAACGGTAGTGGTTTTACCGACCCTGTTGAAGGTCATTACCACATGATTCGTAACGGTCGAATTCTCAATTCCGCGTCTCACGCTCACAAGTTAACGATTCCATTTAAGATAACCGAATCACAGAGCGACTCGGTTACAGCGTTGTTATTTAGCGACGCGCTATTTAGTTCGTTTTCTCGTAGCTCCTTACTTACCGTTGCGAAAACAAGTGTAGAAGAAACTCATTCACACAACGTCGTGATTCTGGATTCAGCAAAGGGTAACGGCGTTACAACTTTTAATAACGGTCATCTTCATACAATAGTAGAGTGGTCGCTATCAGAAGCTGATTGTCACGTTCATTCCGTAAATGATGACGATTACCAAGAGATTCCGAACTTGTCGGAAATGTTCGACGCGTTATTAAACCCAACCGACAAGAGTAAATCGTCATCTTCAAATACAGTAACTAAACGACATCGTGAAACTGAAACGCCATCTAGGCAAGCCTCCCCTAAATCCACCCCGCCTTCCGCTGAAGCGTTGAAGGTTGCGTTTGGTAACCCGGTATCAGTTCCATCCCAGATTACGCGCGCGTTATCCGCGGAAAAGGCTTGGAAGACGTGGGAAACTAAAAACGCCGATGTACTCATCACTTCATGGTTCCCGGGTGATGAGCTGGAAGCTCATGTAGAGGTAACGCAAGCCGAGCCAATCATCCATCTTTACTTACGGGGTAAAGACGTTACGCGTTTGTTCAAACGTGTACACGACTCTTTGAAGGTGATGGAGTTTCGGTCGGTCGGTCGTGTTATTTTGACCGGGAACGTCACAAGTAGATTCGAAAAAAGCGAAGGTGCCCAAACTATCCAAGGTATCTTGGACGGTAGCATTAATGACGGCGGCGCTGCTTTTTACGTTGAGGACTGCGTGTTTCTCGACGGCTCGCTTCAGGACGTAAGCGCGATGGAACGGCGCCGTCAGATGGAGAAGCTCTTGGCTGGTTCGACAACGCCCGTGTTGAAGCACCTTCCGCGAGCGCAAAAGAGCGGTCATGACGAAGTGATTCGGATTACAAACAAGAGTCTTCAAGAAGATGGCGCGGCGCTCGTTCGGTGGCGCCGTGCTGATGGAAATCTGTCCGATCGAGTCGTTGAAACTCACATTATTTCTGAGTAACTGGAGTTGACGTGGAAGCTACCGGACAATTTTCATCGTACCAAGCCCGCGTTGGATTCCAATTTGTTCGCAAGGAATTAGACGTAAACGCCGAAGAATTTTACGTCGACGCGTGGGCAACTTCGGACGATGTTGATTTCGAGTTTGACGTTTTTGACCGTAGCGCCATGGAAGGTATGGCGAAGGGTTTGCTTCTTTCCCCTACCGTTTTCTACAACCACAACTACGGCGCTCCGGTAGGTCGCGTCGTAGAAGCTGCAGTCGAGAAGAATGAACGTGGTGGTTGGGGCGTCAAGATCAAGGTTTTCGTTTCGAAGCAAGCGGCGGAAATTCGCCAGTTCATCGCCGACGGAACGTTGAGCGGTTTTTCGGTTGGCGGACGCTTACTCGAGGTCGTGTCTGAATTCAACGAGGAAGCGGGTCGAACGATCCGCCGCATTCTCGACTTCCTTATTTACGAAGTTTCGGTCGTCGGTATTCCGTGCAACCGTCGCGCCCGAGCTATCGAGTGGTACACGAAGATGTATCGTATGGCAGCTGAAAAGGCCGGCGAACTCTCAGAGTTCAAGAGCTTGAAGGATCTCGGTATCGTAGCGCACGAGCAAGACAGCTACGTCGCTAAGGGAACGCCCCCCGAACTTTCCTCTAATTTCTTCGGCGAAGCGGCGACCACCAAGGAGGCGGAAGCGATGACGGACGAGACAACTAGCTCAACGGCGAATCCCCACAAGTTGCGTAGCATCGCGTCGTATTCCACCGCTGCAGAGCTGAAAGAAGCGCTCAGCGTTCGTTGCAGCAAGTCGGTGGACCTACACGACATGGACATGCGTACGTTCATGAACAACATCTGGGCCGCTTCGGTTGAAGCCGCCGAAGAGACGGGGATTTTCGGGCCTATCGACCGCGACTGGTGGTATCCCCTCTATCTCGAGACGGTTTTCGACGGCGATGTGGTGGTTTACAATCCCGAAAACGACAAGTACTACAAGGCGAATTACGCCACCGCCGATGGCGTCGCTTTCACCTTCGAAAATTCAATCGAAGTTCGACCGCGACTGGTTTACGACGAGGTAAAAGCGCTCGGCGATGATTACGTAGACGTCGCCCTTTACCTACGCCGGGCGCTTCCGGAGCATGAAACGCCCATCTCTGATGAAGAGGATTGGGATAGCTCGGATGTGGTTGACGATTTGCGTAAGTGGGCTTCTTCGGACGGCTCCGGTGATGTTGACGTGATTGACTGGGATACGTTTGCGCTGGCTTTCAGTTGGTACGAGCTAGCCGTTGACGACGACGACGAAGAAAGCGACAAGTCCGTCTTCTTGCTCCTTCACCATCAGGTGGAAGATAGCGCGCTAACGCTGAATCAAATCGGCTTGGATAAAGCCGTTAAGATGTTGTTAGATTCCGATGATAACCTGGGTATTCCGGACGATGAACTCGAAGAAGTTCAACGGCATCTGGTTTCCCACCTTCGGCAAATCGATCCAGATGCCGACAACCCATTCGAGGAGGATACGACAGTGGAAGAGCAGGACGGTAATGTCACCGTGGACGCCCCCGCGGAGGATGCTTCCTCCGAGGGTGACGACAAGGGTTTGAAAACCAACAAGGACGCCGAACCGCCGGTAGAAGATGAACCGGAAGTTGCAGAGGAGCCGGAAGCTGAACCGGAAGCTGAACCGGACGTTGAAGACGAGCCGGAAGCCGATGAAGAGCCAGCGGTTGGCGACGAGCCTGAAAACGAGCCGGAAGCGGATACTCCGGAAGGTGACGAAGAGCCGGAAGCCACCGATGACGGCGAACCTGAGCCGGAACCGGAAGTTGAAGAGTCGGTGGTCGATGAAGAGCCGGAAGTTGAAGCCGCGCCGGTTGTCGACGAGGAGCCAGCGGTCGATTCGGAAGCTCAGTTCGGAATCATCGAAGAACTCGGCAAGCTCCTCAAGCTAGAATCGCCGGACGTACGCCGTATGGCCGGATTGCTTGGTCAGCTTCAGCGTGGAACCCCCGCGGAAACCGTGGAGATTCTCGACGAAGAAGAAGCCATTCATAACCTTCGCGCCCTGTGCAGCTCTGATAGCAGCGGCTCGAAGAAGTCTATGGACTGGCGCAAGTTCAAGGGTTTCTTTGGTCACTTTGAGGGAGAGGTCAAGAGCCTCGCGTCTTACAGCAACCCCCTGTACGACGTTATCGACGATTCCCCCGTCGTTTCTCGCAAAGCGGTTGAAGACACCGTCGTCGCTTACAAGTCCAATGAGCTGAAACTCAGCGAATCGGACAAGGCTCGCGTCCAGCGCGCCTTCAAGATGTTCAGCGACGGTAACCCGTTTGCAATGTCGACCGAAGAGGCGGCGCAGAAACAGGTTGCGGAACAGCTCGGTGAGGTCAAGAACCTCGTGAAAGAACTGCAGGGGCGGGTTGACGGACTTGGTACCGAACTCAAAGCCTTCAAGGAGGGCGACGAGGATAGTGGTGCATTGGCCGACCGGGTCAAGAACCTGGAAGACAGCCTTCGTGAGGCTCGGCAACACCTCGCGAAAATGGTGAAGGCGTCTGGCATGTCACAGCAGATTCCGATCGTCGATGAAGACGTTGCTGAAGAGCCGGAAGAAACCAACAAGGGTTTCACTGGCATCTTCGGTCCCAAGTTCGCCGGCTTGAAGCAGAAGATCGAAAACGAGAAAGCTAACTCGGGCGAGTAGCCCGAACACGAGGAAACCATGGACGCAAATACCGATATCATCAAAACCACCATCCAGCAGAGCGATCTGCTTTTGGGCGGTGAGTTGAACCCCGAGCAGCAGAATCAGTTTGCGCTCCGCCTGCGGGAGTACGACGGTCTGCTGAACATCGTGCGCTTCGAGACGCTGCGGCAGCTCCAGGGCACGATTGATCGCCTGCACATCGGTGCTCCGATCACCACCTACGCTGAGGAAGACACCCTGCCGATCAAGCAGAGCAAGCCTCAGTTCGACCGTCTCAACATCCTCACGAAAAAGATGCGGAGCGACTGGGCCGTGACTCGTGAGACCATGATCCAGAACATCGAGCAGGGTAACTTCGAGAATACCCTGGTGGACACCATGTCCGCTCGTATGAAGACGGATATGGAGTACCTCGGGATCCAGGGCGACGAAACCACCTTCGCCGGTACCACCGACGACATCGGACTGCTGCTGCAGGCCAATGACGGTTTTGATCTCCTGACCGACGACTGCCACATCGTGAACGCGGGTGGCCAGGAAGTGGCTCGTGAGATGTTCGCCGCTGCGGCTCGCGCCATGCCCGCCGACCAGCAGAACGATCCCGACCTCAAGTGGCTCATCAACCCCAACACGCTGACCGACTACGTCGACCTGTACGGCTCCCGCGCTACGGCCGGTGGCGACCGCGTCAACGTCGAAGGCGTCATCGAGCGGCTCCTGGGTCGCCCCGTGACCACGATCCCGCTCATTCCGGCTGCCAAGGCCCTCTCCGTGACCGCAGCCACCCCGGCAGCCGTCGCGAGTGACGAGCTGGACCCCTGGGAGATCACCACGGGTACCAATGACCAGATGTTGCTCGACTACGACAACGCTGGCGCCGTGGGCATCACGCTGACCTCCGGTCTGCGTTACGCGCACGAGATTTCCGCTGAGATCAACACCGCCATCGGTGCTGACGTCTCCTACGCCGACGGTTACGGCCGTCTGATTCTGCAGTCGGCCACCGAGGGTGCCGCCTCCGAGGTGGATATCCAGGCCGTCGCCAACAACCCCTACAGCCTGATGGGCTTCACGGTTGGCGTGACCCTCGGTAGCGCCGATGGCGTTGCCGGCAACGTGCCCGAGGGCACCTTCGTGTGGTACCTGAACCCGCAGAACTTCGTCTGGATCATGACCCTCCAGACCGCGCTGTTCACCGAGTTCAACAAGGATCGTGACCGCATGGAGTTCACGACTTACTCTTTCCACGATTTCGTCGTGGAGGACAAGAACCGCATCGTGAAGCTGACCAACGTCCGTCGTCGGCAGCTGCTGTAGGCCACTAGGGTTGTAAACCCATAGCGTATCGGTGGGGCGGGGGCATAACGCCCCCGCCCTTAACCGGTGCCCGAGTTCAAGGAGGGCTACAAATGGCTCAATTACCCATCACACGCGGTATTGTTTTTTTCAGCAAGACCGCATCTATGACGCTGGCTGGCCAGAGCGGCAAGCGTTACCACTTCAAAAACAGCGAAAAAACAGCGCCGGTAATCAACGCTATCGACATCAAGTTTTTCCGCACCCATCCGGATTTACGCGAAGAGGGCAAGCCGCAGGCAACCGCGGCCGAACTAGCCGCGAAGAAGCGTCCGGTGTCCTATACGGAAACCGGAAAAACGGCGCGAACCTTCCCGCCACCGTCACAGCATCAGCTTGATCGGGCGGAACGCCGCCGCGATCTTTTCAACGACGCCAAGAAGAAGGAAGCTGACGGAGTTTCCGCAAAGGGTCTCGCCAAGGAAGGTGTTGGTACGAAGGATTCGCAGGATTTGCGAGCCCTGAATGCCAAGATTTCCGCTGGTGATTTGTCGGCGACTACGGCGCCGATGGCTGATCAGACCGGACCGCCGAAGAAGAAGGTTGCGGTCGAAGTGAAGCCCGCGCCTGTCTTGAAGCAAGTCGACGAAACGCCTGACAACCCCGTGGAAACCGAACCGGCTAAACCAGCCGTACCGGTTGAGAACGCTGAGGTGTCGAAGTCGCAGTGTCGTTACTGCGGTCGAAAGCTTCATAACCAAAAGGGCCGGCTCATGCACGAGAACCGCTGGTGCAAGAAGAATCCGGACAGCCCTGAGTACAACCCCGACGCCTAGAAACGCGAAGGTGATCGATGGCCTTTCCGCCAAGGTACGCAACGGTTCAAGACATTCGCGACCGGGGTATCCCGCAAGCGGTTGTTGACGATGCGTCGGTCAGGCAAGCCCTGGACGAAGTGAGTCGTTGGGTAGAAAGTCAGAACCTACAGATTTACTACCCGCGCGACGAAGAGATCTTCCTTGACGGTCAGGATCATCGGATCCTTCAGCATCCTGACCTTTGGCCGATTCTGTCGGCTGAAGCGGACATTACCATTGCACTTCAAACGGAACGAACCCGCCGCTACCGCGTAGCCGATTGGGTTCAGATGGCGGCGTCGACGCAGACAATCGCCACGACTGATTTCTCGTTGGATACCAACCACCCTCGCCGACGTATCGATAAGCATTTCGGTAACTGGTATGAGGGGTCGCATAACTATTCGGTTGATGCGGTGTGGGGTTGGATGGAACAAGTAAACAAGGTCGAGTACACCTTGACGGTTGAATTTCTTAACGGCGATACGTACTTGAATCTATCGTCGGTAGCCGCGTTGCGCCGTAACGACGTTGGGACAATGCCGGACGGCACGGTCCTGACGGTGGTGGCGGTTGACGCCCCGAACAGTAGAATTACGGTCGAAGGCGGCGATTTCTTACTGACGACGGCGGCTATAGGTGCCACGTTTACTCGTTGGGGACAAGTACCGGGCGGCGTTCGCGATTTCGTCATCGAGGCGCTTTACATGGGATCGGGTGCCGGCGGCGCCGCGAACTGTCCGTGGTTGAAGCGTGAACAAACGGACATGTACGAGTACGAGAAGTTTTCACCATCCGAGTTTGGAATGTCCGGCGGTGATTGGTGGACCGGCGTGGCCATGATCGACGAAGGGTTACATCGGTATCGTCGGCCACAGTACGTGGGGATGATCTGATGGTGTGGTGGAAAGGCAACGCTAACTTCCCCTGCAAGTTCAACCCCACGACCGTGCGCGTTGAACCGTTGAAGCGCACGGGTGACGTTAGCGAAGAACTTCTCGACGAAGATTTCCTCGATAAGACCGGTCCGTACGAACGAACAAGCTTCACGGTCGACCTGAAGGGCCAACCTTTCTTTGAGAAATACGAAAAACACATCTCTGTTTTCGGCGGTGATACGAAACCGACTCACGGTCGAATCGTTTTCAAAACAACGGAACTCGATCGTTTGCTAATTGCGAAGGGGTTGACGCAGCTCGAGAATGGCGATCGTATCATTTTGGTTGGGAGTCGAACGGTTGATTTGCTCATCATCGAAGTACGACCCGTAGCTTGGATGGGTGGGGGGCAGAACGTTGACTCGGAGCCCGCGATGACTGCGGCTTACTTCCAGCACAACTCGCAAGATCGATCCGGGTCTAGGACGCCAAGGTAATGGCGTCAGCTATTCCTATTCGACGACCAAACCGCGGCGGGCGTACGATTGCGTCCAAGTACGGCCGTAACGTCCATAACCGTCTGCATATCGACATCACCGGAGTCAGGGACACGATGGCGGCGATTGCGTTATGGAATTCGACGGCTGAAAAAGAGTTCGATAAGCGAAAAAGTGAGATAGAGAACATCGTTCGCAGATCCGTTCAAAAAGTGTTAGAAACGGGTCGCTCTAAATCCGTCGAAATCGCTAAAGCCGGTAGCGGTGTAACACAGTCTATGCGAGTAATGCGTGGTGGACGGGTAAGCCAGGCACCGTTCCAGGGCGCCGGAACACTCTCTAGATCCATTCGCGTTAAGGCGGAATCACCGCGAGTCAAGCATAGTAGTGATTCTAGGGGGCGACCTTTACAAATCGTGGACGTAACGATCAAAGGTAACCCAGCGCTTCAACAACGCGCCGCGAGGATTATTAAAGGTTACACGCAAACGTACGACGAACGGCATAAGCCATGGATTCGAATGCTTCGCGCAAACAATTTAGTAGCGCCACGAATTGGACTTACGAAGATTACGCCCGGTCGAGATTTTCTCCGCGCTGGTGTGATGGACTCGTCGAAAGAGATTGAAAAAGTTTACAATCAAGCTGTAGAAGCCGCGAACAAGATCACAACCATGAGAATTCCTCCGGTTGGATTGAGTAAGCGGGTTAAAATGACGCGGTTCGAGACGACCAAGAAGTCTGTACAGAACACGGAAGTTCAGCGTGGTATCCGCGGCGCCAAGGTGGACTGTTAGCCATGAGCGACACGTACGTCACCATAGATCTTGGTTGTGCGGCATTCGCTTCGTTGGTGAAGGGGTGTTTGGTTACGAGCAAAAAACTCAGCCGTGGTCGTTCGCGGTTCACCGTCCATCTTCATGAAGAATGTCCTGACGGAGATGATTTGTGGAACGAGTGGCTTCTAAGCGAGTACTATCAGTTCGACGAAATCGTACGACGCTTCAAGAAGGGTTCCTACTAGCAATGCCGTTTCTTGACCATTCCATTCGCGACGCCACTGTAGATGACGACGTTGTCATCTCGCGAGATCTAGGCGATTCGGAAGGGCAAGTTGCTACGTTAAAGCGGGTTCAAGCCGCTTTGGCTTGGAACCCCGTCGATCCGTACGAAGATGATGGCGTCTTAACCTTCCCTGAGTTCTCTGGGTGGGCGCTTCAACTTCCACCGTATACCTTCGAGCCGGCTGTTGAGTTTGATCAAGAATTCGTGGTCGAAGACGAGCAATTTGCGAATTGGTCGGACTGGACACCTGGAAGTGCCGCCGTCACGATTAGTCATTCACTTGAGTACCGAACGTACGGTACCGAAATGAAAGTTACAAAAGACGCGTCTTCTATAACAGCGCGCTGTTATCGAACCGTTGCTTGGAACTTGCTTGAGAGCGACACGCTTGAATTTCATGTATTCATCCCAAGTAACGCCGTAACACTTTCTGTTGAGCTACACGACAGCGACGGCGATTCTGCGCGGTACGAAGTATTTTCTCCGTTGACGGATAACTGGAACGTTATCTTAGTTGAGATAGATAAACCAACTAGTACTACTGGTACTTTTGACGAAACAAAAGTTGACACGGTTTATATCGAGGCAACATTTCCGGCAGCCGTCACCGCTTCTTTCTACGTTGGGAATTCGTGGTTTAATCGAACAGCTTCCGTTGGTGGTGAAGTATTGTGGCAAGTATCGTTAGATAACGGTACGAGTTGGTTGGGGTGGGATGGTACCGCGTGGGTTACTGATGAATGGACGCATCATCAGGTAATCGAGCGTTATATCAGTCTACTAGTTCCGTCTGATTACGACGACCATATGACGTGGTCTACTCGTTGTAAGTTGGTTGCTTCTACCGATAATACGCAAACTCCAAAAGCGTACGGCGTCGTGTGTGCCGTAGACTTTATCGAACAAGTAAACCTTGAAAATGATTTAAAGCGTTCGCTTGTAAGGTTTTTACGAACTGGTGATATATATTATCGCGCCTTGGAAGCTGGCGATGGAACGAATCAGATAACGCTGCGAACTAAATTACAAAGCCCTGTTGTAGAACACGTTTACGTAGGCGGTATGCAAGACGTAGATACTACAACCGATATCTTTTCATCGCAGTCCGGGGCGGCGATAACTACAACTGTTGTTGTAGCAGGCGCTCAAAAAGTAGTTGTACACTATAAAGCAAATGTAACCGTGAAGATTAGCTCGGACCCGTTTTTAGTGGATCCGGAAGTTCCAGAAATCGACTTAACGTTCCCTGTAGTTAACCATGACATTCGTCATGGAGGCGCCCTAAGTACCTTTACTAACAGGAGTTTAGGGCTTTGTTGGGTCGAAGAGGCGCCGAACTACGATACGTTCGAATGGGAAGCTTTTTGCGTAGCAAACGACGTAGCCAAGGCGGCGAGAATGGCTGAAATGGTGCGTAGAGCGTTTGATGACGGATTCGCTTCAGACGCAACTGGCTACGTTTGGCAAGTGAATGATATGCTTCCCTCTGAAGTGGCTTCTGAACACCATCAAGGATTGCAAATCAAGCGTTTGCAATCAGGCAGTACAGGTATACGGTGGATAGACCGTCAATTAACCCAAAAAAGTCAAGTTCGCGCGTTACTTCCCAGCTTACGCGCGTTACCCTTTATGCGAGGTGTTGAGACATGAAGCTAGTAACCAACTTGAACCCACGGCGACGATGGGTAGACCCCGTGTCGGGTATCTCCATTAAGCCTAATGCCACAATCTCCGTTACCGACGAAATTGCGGAGGGCGTTTATTTTTATCGCGCCGCGAATCTCCGGAAGCCACGTCTGATTATCGTGGATGCCCCCAAGAAGAAAACCTCGAAAAAGAACAAGCCGGCAAGCGCGGCACTGGAGGGCTAGTAGATGCCTATTCTGACCTTCCCCGGTCTCTATTTCACCGAACAGGGTGGAATCCCGCTCATCACGGCGCCAGCTTCGGATATCGGTGCGTTCGAAGGATTGACGAGGAGAGGGGTTGACGATCAACTCGGCTTCGTCACGTCTTGGGCTCAGTTTACCCGGCTGTACGGCGGCGTTTTCAACAGCTCGGTTTACGGCGATTTGTTTCTTCCATTCTGCGTCAAGCAATTCTTCGAGAATGGTGGTTCGGCGTGCTGGATTTCACGAACCACCGCGGGTACCGCAACGCCGGGTAACCGCGGGACCTTGGACATCAACAACTCCGTACTCATTCCCGCAGTTGGCATGAACGTTCTCGCGATTGGTGAGGGTGAGGGCGGTAACTTCTTGGGGGTATCCAACCTCAAGCGTTCCACGACCATTAACGACCCGGCTACCTGGCCCGCACTCGCTATCGCTGACGTCATCGTGGATGATGTCAGCGGATTTGAGATTGGTGATGTAGTTCGCGCCGTCGATCCGGTTTTGGCTACCACCAAGTACGGATACATCTACGCCATTAACTACACAACAAGCACGTTTTCTCTTGCAGATCCTATAGCTGGAGCTATCTGCAGTGATGGTGTGAACCTGACGACCGCCAGCAAGCATCGTGCTTCAACGACAGCTGCGGTTGCTGCCGCTGCCGCTCAGGCGGATGTTATCGTCGCTGACGCTACCCGATTCGAAGTTGGCATGTGCGTTGGTCTTTACGGTTCGGTCGCGACGGCTTTCGAGTTTCTCGAGGTGTTGTCGATCAGCGGTAATACCCTTACCTTCTCCACTAACTTAGGTAACGCGTTGATTATCGGCGCCGTTGTGGTCAGTGAAGAATTCGACATGGTCGTCTACGAAGACAACGCCATCGTAGAAACGCATGAGTTCCTCAGCTTCTCAGCGAACTCAGCTGACGCAATCGCTACGCGATTGACCGGAACGACTAATGAAAGCATTCTCATCTCAGCTTCGACGGGTGTCGGAGCTAGTACAGCGGGTCCGTTCACGGATGGTCAATTTGCGCCGATCGACACCGTCGAAACCAATCTGGCGGGTGGCGTAGACGCGGCACTTGCCGCCGCGAACTTTATCGGCATCAACGACTTTACCGGAAAAACGGGGATGTACCTGTTCGATTTCGCGGGTCGCGGCGCCATGAACTTCTGGTCTATCCCCGACGCCGACATTGTGGCGGTAGATCAAGCTGCAGCGGCGTATTCCGAGAACCGCGCCGATACGATTTACATCGCGCACACACCAGAAACCGTGAATACGGTACTGGCCGCTGATGAATATCGACGGTACACCGTCGGTATCGATTCTAGTTATTGCGCGCTGTACTTCCCCTGGGTGCAAATCGCAGATCCGGATAACGATGGTTTAACGATCGATATCCCGCCCGATGGAGCGGTTCAAGGCGCGTGGTCGGATAGCACGCAAAACTTTGGTATTCGCAAGGCGCCGGCTAACGTCCCGGTGCTGAACAACATCCTGGGGCTTACCGTCGACGTTCAAGACGCTGAACAAGGGTTACTGAACCCGCTCGGTGTCAACGTCATCCGCAACTTTGCGGAGCGGGGGTTCCGGATTTGGGGTGCGCGTACGATGTGGACCGTCGCCGACGGACGGCACTACATCAACATTCGGCGCGTCATGACGTACGTGCGCGTTGGGATTCTCAACAGCACGGGTTGGGTGGTCTTCGAGCCCAACGACTACACCACGCGACGCAGCCTGTACCTCTCGGTTCGTTCGTTCCTTGGCGGGCTGTATCGTGACGGAGCGTTGTACACGCCGCCGGGAGCTTCTACGGAAGCCATCAACGGCGCGTACTACGTCAAGTGCGATGAGGAAAACAACCCACCGTCCGAAATCGAGCTGGGTAACCTGCATTGCGACATGGGCATTCGACCGGTACCGCCGGCCGAGTTCATTCTCTTCAACTTGGCGCTCATTAGCGGCGACTTCGGTATAACTGGAGGTTAATCATGGCTATTCTTGCCGGTGGTACTCGACACGATCCTCTTCGGGGGTTTAAATTCCGTGTTCGTTTATACCCACCCGCGACCGTTCTTAACGGGACCGCTGTCACCATCGGGTGTCAACGAGTTAGCGGTTTGCGTGAAGAGACGGAGCAGGTTGAATACCGCGACGGCGATGAGCTAGGATCTGTTCGCAAGATTCCGGGACTCACCACGTACGACAACATCGTACTGGAGCGCGGCCAGCTTCTAGTCGACGCGGGTGAACGCGGAGCTAACGTATTGCTCGAGTGGCGTAAGCAAATTTCGTCGCTTTACTTTGACGGCGAAAGCTTGACTGAAGAGGATCTTCGCGGTCGCATGACCGTTGAGGTGTTCCCTCGCGGTGGCGGCGCCGTGAATTCTAACGCAGCTCATGCGTTTGAGTACGAATACGACGCGGTGTGGCCCGCGATCTACGAGCATTCAGATCTCGACGGAACCGCTTCGGATGTTTGGTTCGAGCGCGTTGAGATGGCTGTTGAGCGCGCCGGCATGACGCTTGGACCGGCTTAGACGAATTGATTTAACCCACTTCGGCCGCTTTGGCGCTAGCTCAATTTAGAAGCTATCCAGAGGGCGGAGGAGAACTAACGTGGCTAAGAAACGTAAGACGAATCTCACCCCAGCCGAACGACGCGCCCGCATCGGGTTGCCCGAACCCACGGCTTCAGAAGAACTTATTTTACCTGTCGGCCTTACGAAGGAAGACGGTACGCTCATCACAACCGCGACGGTTCGCGCGTCAAACGGTGGCGACCGAAAGGCAGCCGCGGCCGGTAAGGCGCGTCGTAGCGGCGCGCATATCACCACGGCGTTTCTTTCACGGTGCGTTGAAATGCTTGGTGGCGAACGCCCCACCGTTCCGCTTTTGCGTCGTCTATCGGAACCGGACCGTAACTTCTTGCTCTTGGAAATTCGGAAGCAAACGTGGCCCGACGCGCATACCATGGTAGCTACCTCGGAATGCCAGCACGCCGATTGCGGTGAGAAATCCGATTTTACCGTCGATCTCGACGAAGTAAAAATTGTTCGAGTCGATCCGGAATGGCAAGAGGGTTTACCTACCTTCACCGAGAAGAGTGAAGAGCTTGGCGTAGAGGTAAAATTCCACTACCTCTTGGGCGGTGACTTCGAAAGCATCGCGCTCAAGTACTCGCAACAGGGTCGGATGGAAGCGAATCCGATTGAAATGAACGACGACATGCTTCTAGCGATGATCATGGAAGTGAACGGCCACTCAATTGACCGCGAAGATCTAGAGATTTTCGAGGCGCCGTACTTGAGCTTCTTCGAGGAGTCGATCGAAAAGCATAAAGCCGGACCGGATCTGGCTGAAAAAGGCAAGTGTTCCGCTTGCAATCGTAGCGTGGATGTCCAGGTTGACATCTTGGATTTTTTGCTGCGGGGGCAAGCGAAGAAGGAATAGAAGCCCTCATGAAGCAGAACTTCGTACTCATTCATCCCGAAGGATTGGGGATGTCGCCCCGGGACGCCGACGCGCTTCCGGAGTGGGAGCGTGATTGGTATCTGCGTGAACTGAACGACCAGAACGAGAAGCAGCAGAACAACATGCCGAAGGGTGGCGGATCGAGCCCGAGTCGTCCGCGATTCTCGAAGTGATTTTGAAAAGTTTGCAAGCCGCAAACTTTTAGAAAGCGAAGAAAGCTGTGTTAGGCGGACTCCATTTCGGCATCTTCGCTTCTGACTTCGCCTCACCCGTGTTACGCAAGGCTAGTATGGGGCTTCGTCAATTCACGGCGGGAAGCGTGAAGGCTTCGAGCGCTTTGTTTGGTGCATTCGGTACGATGATAGCTGGTACCGTCGCGTTGTCAGCTGGAATGACGGGATTAGGGATTGCTTTCAAATCCGCGGAAGCCGCTACGACTTTCCAGTTTGCCATGGAACGCGTCGGAATTGTGACACGTTCAACAGGCATTGAGTTTGAGGAGCTAACAGAACTAGCTAAACAACTTGGATTAGAAACAGAATTTACGGCCACAGAAGTCGCTGAGGCTATGCAAGTTTTGGGACAAGCTGGCTTTAGCGCCGCCCAAATTTCAAACGATTTGGCGTCAGTCGTATTGGATTTAACGTCTGCTTCCGGTGGTATGATTTCAACAGCTGAGGCCGCGGGTACCGTGGCTGTCGCGTGGAAGCTGTATGGCGAGGAATTAGGTACCGCTCGTAAAGCTGCGGATATGATGACGCGGGCGACCCAGATTTCATTACTTCAGTTTAACGAGCTTCAGAAGGCGTTTTCTGGAATCTCTGGTGAAGCCTTGGCTTTCGGGCAGTCATATAAAGAAACACTGGCGCTTATCACGGCGTCCAAGGACTTCGGGTTTAACGCAGCGGCCGGCGCTAACGCCCTGCGTATCGCCATGAGAAACCTGATCGGTAATAACGATGAGTTGTTGAAAGCAACAAACAACACGGTTAGTGCATACGGTAACACAAAATCTGGGTTCCGTAGCTTCATCGACGTTATTGATGATCTCGACCAGCATTGGAATAAACTCGGTAAAACTCAGGAAGAGCGTACAAACGACATACTCAAAATTTTTACGAAGCGTGGTCTTAGAGGTACGAGTATTCTTTTGAAGGGTGCGTTTATTACGTCAGCTGGTGAATACTTGACGGGGATCAAAGCGATACGCGCCCGTATGGTTGAACTTGAGAACTCCGAAGGCGCGGTTGGCACCGCCGCCCAACGAATGCGTGAAACGTTACTTGGAACGCTTACTCGTATCAAGGGTTCCATCATCAACATGTCTATCATTATCGGTACAGTCATGTTACCAACCCTTGAGAAAATTTTTAGTAAGATTTTCGATATTACCGTTGTCATCAACAAGTTCTTATCTAAAAATAGAGGGTGGATTAAACTAGGTGTTGTGATAGGTCTCGTTGCATCGGTTATGTTGGTGTTTGTCGGTACGTTGTTGCTTGCTGCTGGTGGGATTGCGTTAGTTACACTTTTTATGAAGATGATGAACATAGACTTAGCTGGGCTTGTGGTAGCTGAAACGGCGGCTACGATTGCTACCGCCGCGTGGACTGGTGGTATTGGTTTATTGAATCTAGCGTTGGGTATTATGTGGTCGCTCCTGTGGCCCGTGACTGTTATAATGCTCGGGTTTGTTACAGCACTTGTCGCTGTTGGTGCGCCACTAGCGTTGTTTTACAAAGGCGTTAAAGATAACTCTGCGCTACTGAAGGGATTTGGCGTTGCGCTCGGCGCGCTTGTTCTGATTTTTTTGGGGCCGTTAGGTTTGATAATTGCTGTAATCACGGCGGTTGGCGCGGCTATCGTAGGGATTGGTTTTTACATCGCGGCAGTCGTCAAGCGTCTGCAAGAATGGTCAACAGCTAGCGGTGAGATAGGCAACAAGGTTAAGACATCATTTGGGCCGATGAAGACGTTTTTTGAGGCGTTATGGATGCTGATAACCAACAACTTCCGTTTGACAAATGAAATGTTTGACGAGGTTAGTGATCTCGGGTTACTGAACGCATTAACTACTATCGGTTCGTTGTTGAAGTGGGTTGAACTAGGATTCCTCGCCATCGTATTGGTGGCCGGGATGCTGTTGAATTTACTCGTTACTGTTGGTGCGTTGGTAATTGCAGTGATTTTGAGTCCGGTAGGTGAGGCAGTCTATCTCTTGCTGCTTATGTTCTCTGATTTTGTGCGATTCCTTACTGGCGATCTTTCCTTTAAGGAATTTTGGAGCGCAATGATCAAGGGAATATCGGAAGTAGCATCACACTTGTATGAAGCGCTCGCCTGGGTTATGAATAAAGTTTTTGAGGTGGATTCCGCTCAATGGTGGGGACTAGCTAAGTTCTTGGGTAAAGTATTAGGTTTTGCGATCGTGGCAGCTGTCGTTTTGGGAATGATGGCGGCGCTAGCTTTTATAGGAGCGTTCACGGTTATGCTG